AAATGCAAAATTACAATGTTTATCAGTTGCCGCATAATCTACAAATTCTAAATTTAAACCATAAAATGTTTTAAACTTTTCAATTATCATATCAACTGAAACTTCCAATTCATTAGCTTCAACAAAAATATAATCTATATCATTTTTTTCATCTCTTGATACACCTAAATTATAAATTTCAAAATCTAAAACCGATTTTATTTCCTCGTATATTTTTTTAGTTACTTCCTGATTAGTTAATGGCGTGTCCATAGTTTTATTAATATTGTTTTTAAAAGAACCCACCCCCGAAGGGGTGGGGGCTATTGTTTTATTATTTATTCTAAAGCGGCACTTAAAAGGTCGTCACCATATTTTCTCAATAACTTTAAATACACTTTGTAAACTTTTTGGAAGTATTTCCAGGTGAGGTTGATATGTTCAGTCATGGAATTATAAACCACAGTTTCATATTCTAAGTTAGAATATTCTTGGAGTGCTAAGGCATCCAATAAATTATCAACAGTTAATGACTCTATTTTCAAAATGGCAATTTTACCATTTTCTCCTATTGGGGTCAAGTCTTTAACTAAAAATGAATTTTTACCATCCATGAATTTTTTTACAGTAGAATTAAATTCTTCCGTAACTTGGGTTAAGTGCAAATAACCTGGCATATAAACTCCTATAAAAACTTTTTTGAAAGAACCTAATTTGTTGTGTTTGTGAAACGTTCTTTCTTTTTTTCACAGTACAAAAATACAACAAATTTTATGATACTACAAATTAATTTTTAACTAAAACTAATCTATCTTCTTCTTAACTATCCCAACTATCATAATCAACATCGTAAACATAATCATTAATATTATCATCTATATCAATTTTTTCAAAACCATCAAAATAAACACCTTCTTCACAAGTCTCTGGATCATTACAATGTTCTTTAGCTTCTTCCAAAGTTAAGCCAGAATCAATTACTTCTCTATGATTAGGATGTGAAGAATCCTTATAAAACCTAATTATATTATACAGTGCCATTTTTTATCACTCCGGTAATAATTCACAAATTCTTTCACCATCAATATATTTATACCTTAAATAAATGTTACCATCACTATCATAATAGATCCTGGTACCATGCTCATAATGATTTAAGTATTCAGTTTCCATCATTTTTCCACCAGCATTATTATATGATATATATTTACCATTCCGTTCATTATTTTTATATGTGGAAATACTTTGTGTACTACCATCACCATATAATGATATTGTAGAATACAGAAAACCCATTTTATCATATTTATAAAATACGGCTATTTTACCACTAATTAAATGTTCTATTCCTGTATAATCGGCCAATTCAAGTATTGATAAAATATCTAAACCATGAGCATTCAACCAGTTTATATTACCTAATACAGTTTGCCAAGCAGATTTATAATCATTATTATTAATATAACTTATAAATGGTTTAAATTCACGATGACAAGCACGACAATTTGAGGCAAACATCTCAATCTCTTTTAAAGTTATCATATTTATTTATCCTCAACTAATACCCCATTATCGTATTCTACTTTGCCTTGTTCCATACCATTATAATAATATAATGTAAATTTACCATGTGGTTTACCATCAATATAAGAACCATGTATCATGACATTACCATTATCATTATATCTATAATAGTCACCATCATAACGACCATCAACTATTCTTATCTTCTCGCAAATAGAACCATTTGGATAATGGGTTATTGATGTGTTATCTGCAAGTGTTTCAATCTCGATAGAATTTAATTCGGATGATATTGTTGGTATATTTTTTAACCAACGTAAATTACCCAATACAATCTGCCAACATTTGGTTGTATCACCAGATTCAAGAGATTCAGTAAATGGTTTTAATTCATCTTCACAAGCTCTAAATTCTACGGCAACTTCCTTTATTTGTTCTAATGTAATCATTTTACTTTCCTTTAATAATAAAAAATTAATTTTTCAACGATTTAATTTCAGCTTTCAATCTTCTTATTTCATCATCCTTTGCTTCACGTTCAACACCCCATTTTAATACTATCGCATCCTTTTCACCTTGTGTGGCTTTTGTACCCTTTAGCATTTGGTTGATAAAAATTTCAATATCATTTATATCATTCATACATCTATCTACATTTTCAGATTTTTCTATTTTTGAAATAGTTTCAACCATAAATATTTTTTCATCAACATCTAATAAATTATTATCTGATAAATAATATGTACGTTTTTCTAAATTACCTTGACCTTTTATAAAAGGTTTTATCCAAATTTTACCATTTTTAGTTTTTCTATAATGACCTCTAACTATCCAACTATCTATATGTCTTTGGTATTCTTTGGTTTCCACATTAGATTTTTTATCAATTATTGGTTTATAAATTTTTGTTTTAGAAAGATCAATATAACCATCATATTTATATTTATATTTTGTAAACTCTTTATTTGGTAAAGTATTTTTTTTGAAATCAGTTATTACCTCATCTGGTTCTATTTTTGAAGAGTTATATAAAAAGGTATATATTGCCATTGTAATATATTTACAATCTTTTATAAATGCAACAGTTGACATTTCCTTAATGGTATCATACTTGAATTGATCATAAGATTTTTTTCTAAATCCATTTTTATTATTTTTATCATAATTATCCTTTAATTTTTTCAATTCATCTTTGTTTTTTAATTGAATTGCTATTGGTGTTGAATTATAATATTTAAGGCATGTATCAGAATATACATTTATATCTAATTTTAATTTATCATTATTTTTAATATTTTTGATATCTAAAATATCCCAATTTTTATGCCTTTCAAATGACCAATCTGCTAGTTTATCACCAGTTTTATAATTATATATAGAAAATAAAGTTTTATCAATATTTCTAAAATCAAACTCTACTACTAATGTTTTTATACCATTATTAAATGAATCAATAGTAAATGTACCATTATTTATAAAAAATAATTCATCATAACTTAAATACCAAACATAAAAATCTGGTGTTAAATAATCATCATCATTATTACAAGAAATATTTATTAATTCATCTAATTCTGAACATGATGTTAATATATTTGTAGTAATGTTTGATATATTCATTGTGCACCTTTATCATTTTTTAGTTCTTTTAATAAATCTAAAATCTCATCGTTTTTAATATCATGTCTCGCCGTAATAACACCAGCACTAAAAGATAATGTTATTATAGGTATTAATGTAAACCAATGCGGATGAAATAAATTTGATATTATAACAGGTATCCAAATCATAAATGGTAAATAACTTATTACATACATCCAAAAATTAAAAAGATATTTTTTATTCATTTTATTTCCTTAAAATAATTACAAGAAGCCAGATGTTTATTTGTAAGTTGCTTCTCTTTTTCTCACATTACAAAAATACAACATTTTTTTAGATACTACAAAAGAATAATGCACATGATACTAATCAATTTTGAAATATACTCTACCAATATGACCCCATTTTTTTATATAAACCGGTATTATTTTTTTATCATTCAATTCGCCAAGTTTTACTATATAATCAATTAATTTTTCCAAAGTAAATTCATCCATTGTTTTTATATCATATCTTTTGCCAACAAAATCTAATCTTCTAAATCTTATATGACCCATTTCACCAAAAGTTATTATTAAACCTTTGGTTGCCATTTTTATTGCCATATCAAAACAATCGTAAGCGTTACCGAATGGATCTAAATCAACAAGATCATATTTTTTACCAGATTCAAATAATATTTTTATACAATCATATGCATCCATATTATAATCATTTATATCAGAATATAAAGATAATTTATCATTAGATGTTACTGTTAATTTATCTTTAAAATGATATTTATAATAACAATCTCCAGCATATAAATCTAATACTGTTTCAATATTATTTTCCATTACAAATGAATAATTTAAATCATATTTTATTGATCTGTGTCTATCATTATATGTTCCATTTTCTTTTGAAATCTTTTTTAACCTTTGTGAGATTGAATCTATTGACCTATCCATAAGGTTTGATAATTCAACAATAGTTTTGAAATCTTTTACATTTAACATCCAATTTTCTTCATCTTCTGTCCATTTACGAAATTTATAAGGCTTACGACCATTAATATATATCATGTTAGATGTTAAACCTTTATATTCTTTTGGTAATTTTGTATCCATAAATACATAATAATAATATCAATTTTTAAAAATATTAAAATGTAATCAAATTAATATTCTAATTAAATACTACATGATAATTTTGTTAAAGTTATTTCACCTTCATGTATCATTCTCTCAACAACTTTTCCATTTTCATATCTATAATATCTTTTAATTCTATGTTTATCATAAAGGATCTTTTCTTTAATTTTACCATCTGTAAAATAACTATAATATATACCATCTAATATATCATTAGAACATTTACCTCTGCATTGTATAACATCGGTATCATAATAGTGTTCAAATGTACCATGCTGTTTACCATCTTTATGATTTATAATAGCAGATATAACACCATTGGGATGATAATATAGATGTTGACCGTGATTTTTTCCATTTTTATATTTATTTATGGATGATATAATATCAGAGTTATCATGATAAAATACACTTAAAATTCTTTCACCATTTTTATACTCATTAATTAGTTTTAATTTACCATTATAATCATATTCCATAAATTTGCCGTGTAATTTACCATTTTTATCACGCTCAATACTTCTACAAATTCTTGGTACAGTAAAATCCTCATCATAAATATTATGATATCTTTTTGCCATACCTTCGGCATTTTTATGGACAGTTTTATAAGGTAACTTCAACCCACGAATTTCCAACCATTCAATATATTCTAATACTATTCTCCAACATTCCAATTCATTACCTTCCTTTAAGAAATAACAAAATGGCATTATAGATTCTACACAAGCATTTTTTTCGATTGCGAAATTTCTAATTTGTTCTAAAGTAACCATAGTTTTTTTGGTTATTAATTATACAATACGTTGCATGGCTTCAATAAATTCATTTTTCATATAATCACTTATCAGTGATATAAAATTTGGATAGTCGATATTAATATCATATGCCTTCTCAAATGGCATTCTACATATTGTAAATATATTACCATCATCATACACATCAAGATCAAACCATTTTACGTTCTTTTGTTGCATAACATCAAACCATAAAATATCAACATATAAAGTATATTCATCATTTGCTAAAAATAATGAACCAGCATCGCTTATACCAAATTTAAAATCTTCAATTTCCAAATTTTGAGCGATTACGTGTTTGTTAAATTGGTCATGATACTCTTCTCTTACCTCTTGGGTGATTTTCTTTTTCTTGGTTTCCATAATTAAATACCAATAGTTTATAAATTCTTTTTTCTTACAATACAAAATTACGTAAATTAATTAGATTAAACAAATTAAAAATTGTTACTATTCTTATCAGTAGTGGTATCAATATATTCGGTTGATATTAAGGTATCCATTTTATAAATCTTTCTACAGATCATTTTACCTTTTCTATCAAAATAATCATAAATTCCATCAATATAACCATTTACATAATTACCAAGTTCTGAAATTTTACCATTATCATGATAACGTTCATATCTACCAATCTCATCATCATATTTATAAATTACTTTAATTTTTATTTTCCCATTTTCATGGTAAGTTTTACATAGACCATTTCTTTTACCATTCACAAACATAAATGATTGGTATAATTTACCACCATAATAATCTTTTCTTATGCCATGAACTTCATTATTTTTATAATGAGATATACTATATACAGAACCATCAAGATTATATCTTATAAATCTACCATGGCAGTTACCTTTTTTAATAGTATATTCTCGTGAAGGATTACCATTGTCATAATACTCTATAACTTTACCTTCAATATTGAAGTTTTTAAGATAAAACCTTCTCATTAATATTGGTCTATCAAATATATCATTTTGATAAACTACACACAGACCATTTACTTCTTTTGGTATTTCTGATATATCAACCGTAAAACTATTATCATTCTTTGAATTTATCCATGCACGATTTGCCGCGACAAGTTTCCATGCTTGTAGATAATTGCCATTATCTATAGCTTGGCAAAATGGTACAAATTGTGTTTGACAGGCCGAATATTTTTTACCAAATTCGCGAATTTGGTTTAAACGTTCTAAAGTTTCCTCTAACATAAATTCTCCTGAATTAAACCATAATATTGTACATCCTCTTGTTCATCATTTTTATAAACTACCCTTTTAATAAGTTTACCGTCTGAATTGTACCATTCAAATATACCATGCTTATCACTTTTATTATATGTTCCAGTAGAATGTATTTCACCATTTTTTAAGGTGTCATAACAATTTGAACAAGCATAATCTATACCTAAATCTGGACTGTTTATCAACACACCTGCCCTACCATTATTTGCACCACAATATCTGCAAATATTAAATTCCATAATTAAATACCAATAGTTTATAATTTTTTCTTACAATACAAAATTACGAAAAATAAATTGATACTTCAAATAAAAAATTGCATGATAAATATCATTATAAATCTCCTAATATAACATCTGCTATATAATCGATTATCTGAATAATCCAAGCAATAAAAGCCAATATAAATATTAATGGATTTTGTGATACATCCGTAATATTCATTATAATTACAGGTATAAATAATTTGATAGTTTCTTTTATAAATTTCATTTTACTCCTTTATTTCTATATCAGGTAATAAATAAAAATAACCACCATCATTAGGATGGTTAAATGAAATATGGTTATATAATGTTTTAAATATCCTTTCATTTCTATCTTTTTTGATATTTAAACTATCTGGATTATAAATTAATTCCCATAAATCACTTTCCAAATTATGATTTCTATCTTTAGTTATTTTAAACCATATCTGAAACATGATACGATTTAATCCTCTTAAATTATCCTCGTGTGTAGTATCCCAATAATATTTATTAAAAATATCTAATGCGTGTGATAATAAATCGCATCCAAATTTTTCACAAGTTATATCTTGATAATGACCCTTACAAAACTTGATAATAATGATTTGAAAATCAGTTAAAATTATTTGTTTGTTTTCCATATTTTTAATAGATTGCATTATTTTTATAAATTTTTATAACATTATCATAACCATTATCATAATTAAACACTGTAACACCTATTAGGGTACGACCATCACCATATTCCGATTCTTCTATTATATTACCATTTTTATTTAAGGTTGTAAATTTACCAATACGTTTATTATTTTTATACATACCATTAGTTTTTGGTTTACCATTTTCATAAAATGTTTTATAAACACCTTCAAGAATACCATTATTGTAAAATGATAATTTTTCCAATTCCCCATTTTCATAAAATGTTTTACACTCACCATTCCTTAAATTATTATTATAATCTACACAAGTGTGGGTTTGACCATTTTCGTAAAATGATTTGTACTCGCCATGAAGTTTATGATTAACATAAAAATACCTTGAACGTAAAATATCGCTTCGGTAAAAATAATGTTCACATATACCATTTAATTTATCATTTTTGTAAGTGTACACATCCCTAATTAAACCATTATCATGGTAAAAAATATAATCACCTTCAAGTTTTTTATTTAAAAAATTAAATTTAATGATTAGATCTTCCCCCAATTCTGTTATAGTTTCACCATCAATATCAACCGGTATATCATCCAAACTTATGTCAAGACCATTACTTTTTAACCAATCCATTTTTAATGCCACTATTTTCCATGCCAATACATAATCTTCCTTTTTAATAGCATATAAAAATGGCTGTAAATAAGTATCACATGCACCATTACCCAAGGCACATTCAGTAATTTCTTCCAAAGTTATCATTTTTTATCCTCTAAAAATATTCCTTTTTGACTAACAAACCATTATCATAAGTTTCAATGCAACCACCATTAACAAGATACCATGTAGTAGCTTTACCATCCACATTACCATTTTCATTATAATATGCCTCAAATTTTAAACGACCATTATAATCAAATAAATGATAACTACCAACATATTTATCACATTTTACATTTACAGTACGTTCAATTTTATCATTATCTGAACCACTATAATATTGTATTTCATGATAGTCATCAAAATTTCCATTAAATAGTAATTTTCTATAAACACCTAAAGCATCATATTTTTTACCAATACCATCTGACATTTTAAGCAATTCAAGATCTGATGATGCTTCTAACGATTCATATATTCCTTTCACCTTAAACCAGTCAATGTTACCATTTACAATTTCCCAACATGAACGCTCATCACCATTCTTTAAAAAATTCATAAATGGTTTTAATTGGTTACTGCAAGCATGATTTAAACAAGCAATTCTTGAAATCTCTTCTAAAGTTATCATGGTTATACTTTCATAAAAATATTACTTTTTCTCACAGTACAAAAATACGAAAAAATTTAAGATTAAACAAACTTAAAATTGAATGATAAATACCATTCATGATAACAAAATGTTCCATTATAAAAAAGGCTCGAAATAGGTATTACACGGATGTTTTGTATCCGCAAATTTCTTTATACCATTTAACGTAATCATTTTAACTCCATTAAATTTCTGGTTTATCAATTTCTGATTGGTACTGTGTAATTTCCTCTAAGTCTGATTCTGATAGTAAACCTTTGACATCCTCGAATTTTACAATTTCAGTATTACCGAACATATCCTCTAAATTATATCTTAAACTTATAATCTGTGCACCATTTACATATTCGTAAATTGTATTGATACGTAGTCCTCTACAATCCAATAAATCGTAATTTAAATCTTCTAATGCCTCATAATATGGACCATTTGACATGATATTGTGTAAATCATCTAATTGCCATAATTCTAATCCTAAATGTTCCTTTAAAAAATCATTATCATCAACATCCTCTGGTTTAATTACCATTTTACCAGTACCATTCTCAAATATATTTATAACATGGTTTTTACCAAGTGTTAGATCTACTTTTTTACCACCTAAAGTAAATTTAGTCATAGTATAACCATCCTCAAACTGTTCATCACCATAACTTATATGTAAAGCAATTTTACTCATTCCATGAATGTCTTCACCAACCCAAACCAATATACTACTTATACTAAACATGATTGTACTCCTTAAATTGTTTTTGAGAAACCATGATATTTTTGTAAGACGTTTCTCTTTTTCTTACACTACAAAAATAACACTTTTTTCTCGATAATACAAACATAATCTCTTATACATTCAATCATCCAAGATTTCGAAAAAATGTCTCCAGATGATCCTCCAAATTTTTTACCACCTATACATATCATGATTACTCAGATTTACCCAGATTGATTGATATACTCGATAAAAACTTTTTAACCAGTACATGATAGATTCGAATAAATGATAGTGGGGATGATAGATTTGAATAAATGATAGATTCAAATAAATGATAGTGGGGATGATAGATTTGAATAAATGATAGTGGGGATGATAGATTTGAATAAATGATAGTGGGGATGATACCAATGAAGTCATGACTTCCTTATCATGATCCATTTTTCTCCTGCCTATAAAAACCGCTATCGCCTCCACAAAATGATAAACTTTTTAATATCATGCAAGCCTTCATTTTAAAAAGTCACCTAACCGCATAGCCTTCAACATGTCACCATGTCATATCATCACATCGCTCTAAGTTCTTATATTAAGGTTCGGGTATCATGATACCCACACGTTATCATGATACCTTCATTCCACGATTTATATGAAGTTACTTCGGTAATAAAAAAATCCTCCTACCATGATTTTTATTTTTCGGAGAGTAATCATGATTTAATCGGCCTTTAACTATATTATAACGTTGTAAACGTTCCGTTATCATGATACCGCGGCATCGCTCATTTTTTCTGACAAGATGACAGAGAAATCACCGCAAAATCGGTGATAATCAACGGTCCAGCTATATTATATAAGTGAAATCGGTGGTAATCATGATACAATCAGCGGTGATTTATGAAAAATCATGGTAGGAGGAAATAAAAGGTCCGACTATATTATATTGGTCGACTGGATGGTATCATGATATAGGTTTCGGTGATGATTGGTATGATACAATCGTCGGACCGTTAACCTAAGAAAACGGCAGAGAACATTTGGTCACGCCTGTGCATGATATGTGCAAGAAAAAAATGTAGAGCGAGTGTATAAAATGAATAGTTGTTTGGTGGTAGGTGGTGTGGAAAAGGTATTGGTGCCTTTATGGTAGCATACTAAACAATATTGATATAATATTCACACACCAGTAAAAAATGGAATCATTGTAAGTCTTTATATCATGATAAAATTTATCTCTACTTACGTCGATTTGTATGGATTTTTTCGTCGATTTTTAAGTGCATGATATATAAAGGAATCATGATTTAGAAATTCCAAAATCCCCGAGTGATTTTTTAAATTGAAGAATCATAAAACCGACGTAAGTATGATTTAACTGATTTTGATTTTTTGGAGATAAAATATAGAACTTACAATGATGAAATCGATGGGTTACTTATATTATAGGTATCATGATAATATCAGTGGTGGTAGGTATCATGATAGTATCATTGGACCTGATAGGTATGATACAATCTTCGGTGCCTATAACGTTGTAAACGTTCCGTTATTATACATGATAAAAAAACCCCACCCACGAATGGGCAGGGTTTTGGGGGGTTTGCTGCTTAATTCAGAATGAAACGACTAAGAAGGATTCTCTTTTCGCTTGGTATGAAGTACGCTTTGCGAATGAAAAATTGAGTTTTAGTCTCAGCCAATTTCTGATTAATATAATTTTTACATTCAGCAAGAGTACCTATTGCTAAATGGTGCGTTCTGGTTTTCGCTATAAGCTCGGTATTGCTGTTCTTGACTACAACTGTCACTGGTACGGAATCCGCGACGTCCATGTCTTCTCTGAAGTTTTCTACTGTAACGTCCTTTTTTTCAAAACGTAAACTGCTGTCGAGAAAAATATTGTTTTTCATAACTGTCTCCTATATTATATCATGTGAAACAAAATTTTATTGTGTTTTGTAAGACGTTTCACTTTTTCTTACAATACAAAAATACGACTTTTTTCTTGATATAACAAGAACAAAATTGAACTATATTATATCATGTAAACTGGTAGGTCTTATATTATAGGTATCATGATAGTGATCATTATCATGATAACATCTTCGGACCGACTATATTATATTACTTCTTGGTAGAGGGTATCATGATAATGATCATGGATATCATGATAGAGGTTTCGGTGATTGGTGGCGTGGAAGTGGTACTGGTGGTTGGTATCATGATACTATCTTCGGTCCAGCTATATTATAGAAAAGAGATCGGTTGGTATCATGATAGAGGTTTCGGTGATTGGTATCATGATACTATCTTCGGTCCAGCTATAACTGATAGGTTCCTATATTATATGGACGACGATACCAACCAATCATGGAGGTTGCTATATAACAAAAAAGACAAACCACTTTCGTAGCTTGTCTTTGAAAAAAGTTTTACTATATGAGAATAATAAGATTATGCGAGAGTGAGCATGATAATGCTTATAGCTAAAACAAAAAAAGCACACTCTACTTTCGTAAAGTGTGCTTTGAATTTATTAGAGAATTTTTTTATTAAGCTGTTTCAAGAATTTTTTTGTAATTCTTATTCATGTAAAAAATTACGTCAGAAAAGTTTTCTATATGCAAAGTTTTCTCAACATAATAATTTATTTGTTCAAAATAAGTCATAGTTGAAAGTTTTTCAATTTCGCTCGAAAAGTTTTCAGAAAGTTTGAACATTTCGTACTGCATTTCATAAAGAGAATGAAAAATTTTCTTTTCTGCATTATTGCAATTATAATCATTTTGCATAATTTCGTCAGTGTAAAACAAATTTGTTTCGTTCTCGAAAATTTTCTTTTCTTCGTCAGTACGTAAACTTTCTAACAAAATTTGCTTTAATTCTGTCAATATATTGACGTTTCTAACAACATTGTAAGTTTCTTTTGTGTCAATTATATTGTATAAATTTAAAGAGTCTTTGTTTGTACTACGAAATGCAGAACAACTTTTTGCAAAACAAAAAAAGTCGTTTATAATTCTATTTATTTTTAAATAAGCGTGTTTTTCAGTTACGTGCATTCTACTTTTTTCGTAATTAGTCAAAAATTCTTCTATATTCTGTATTGAGAACGTTTTTTTCGTTTCGTCGTATTTTATGAATTTTTCATAATATTCTAAAACTACTTTTTTACTTTCTTCAATACTTGTAATTTTTTTAACGTTATATTTAAAAAGTAATTCTCTAATACTTTCTTCTTTCGTTTCACTTTTCAATTCAGTATAAAAAGTTGTCACACAAGCAACAAAACGTGCTAAAACGTGTAAGTCAATACTTTCAGTTTTTATACTGTTTTTCATTAAATTCAATTTTTGCATGAAAGTAGAATTTTTTGCAAATTCAAAAACTTTTTTGTCATATACAATTTTTTCATTATGAAAAATTGCGTCATTATTTGTATTATACAAGCGTAGCTTTTCGCGAATTAAAACTTTCTTTTCAACAACTTTTTCTTCTATATTACTTTTTTCAATTACAGCAATTTCGTTTTGTTCTTCTTTTACATTCTCAACAACTTCTTTTTGTTCTTGCACGTTCTCAACAATATTTTCAACAATTTCATTTTGTTCTATATTGTCAGCAACTACAAAATTTTCGTTTTGTAAGTCTGCAACTGCATTATTAGTTGCTACATTTTTTGTCGAGTTTTTTCTTGAGTTTTTCATAATATTATATAAAAAATGTTTTGTTCGCACTACAATTTTTTGTTAATTATAGTTTTCGTAGTGCAAACTTTTGCGCTCGAATGTTATATTGCTATTTTTCTTTTACAATATAACTATATTGTTTTCAAAGTACGTTGCAATTTTTTGCGTTTTGCTATAATTGCGTTATTAAGAGAGTGCAATTTTTTTGCTCTTTTGACTACTCAAATATACGAATTATTTTTTAATTACTACTATATTATTTTTGCACGTCGCTCTCTTTTTTCTGTCTGTCTTGTGTGTCTTTATTGAAGCAACTTTGTGCTGTTTTTTGACTACTCAAATATACGAAAAGTTTTCTAATTACAAGCATGATATTTTTAATTACTCAAAATTTATTTTTTTAGCTGGTTTTTTGACATACATCTATATTATTCTAAATCTAATATATCATGATTTATGAGGTATTGCACAATATTCTACTATCATGTAAATCAGGTAAATCAGGTATATCATGATTTATGAGGTATTGCACAATATAGGAACTATCGTTATTCTACTATCATGTAAATCAGGTAAATCAGGTATATCATGTAAATCAGGTATATCATGTATATCATGCTTATGTAGGGTATATATCATGATTTATGAGGTATTGTAGAATATAGGAACTATCGTTATTCTACTATCATGTAAATCTAGGTTATCGAGTATATCTATATCATGGTTATTCTACTATCATGTAAATCAGGTATATCATACTTATGGAGGGTATATGTATATCATGTCCTATGAGGGAATATAAATCAGTATTATATGGTATCATGATAGTTCATATAATATGGGTGGGTTTGTGTTATAACACGTATTATTAATCTATGTGGTGATTTTTTGTATCATGTAGGGTGTGTGGTTGTACATGATAGTATTTTACTGGAGTTTTTGTTTGTTGGATATATCAATTATATCTTCTAGGGAGGTGGTGGTGGAGATTTTATCTAGGGTGGAGGTATCTGAGGTATCGAGTTTTATTACCACTGGGCAATCGTTTATGGTGACGGTAATTTCTTTAGTCATAGGAGGAGGTATTATTTTTAATTTGGTATTACCTTGCTATACCAAGTGAGTTATATGGAGTACTTATCTTGGAGTTCTAATATTTTATTTTGTACGGAGTTTATAATGGATGTATCTGCATTTTGTTGTTTGAGTTTAATAAGGGTATCTTTAAGGTTTTGTATATGGTTTTTGTTTTGGTTTATCAGTGTTACGTGGTTTGGTGTTGGGTTATCTTTTGGTTTGGCATCAGTGGATGTAATTAATTTTTTTAATTTATCTCTTTCTATGGTCAGGTATTTTATTTTATCTTGGTTAACATTATATGCTTTTGTAAAGGACTCTATTTTGGCTATGGTTGTGGTGGTGGAGTTAGTATCCATCACTTGGTTGGTGGTATCATCTAATATTTGTTGTTTTTGTTCATCTGTTGGATTTTGTATATTGGACAATTTTTGGTTTACTTGGGATTGTATCATATCATTGGCATCTCTGGTGGAGATCATGGTTTTGGATGTTTGGTTAACGATAGTTTTTTTATAATCTGTATTTTGTTGTAGGAGGTTTTGTATAAGGACATCGTATTCGTGTATTTTTCTTTTAATGGTTTTGTATGTGGATGTATGGTAATTATTGGCTGAGTTTAGTGTTTGTACTAGGTTTAGTTCATGTAGGTATATCACATCGCATTCTTTTGTGGCGATGGATACTACTTCCATGGTGGTTGGTGAGAGGTCTATGTAGCATTCGATATTTCTAAGGTAATTATCTAGAGTTGCGAATGATAGTGGACCTGTTGGTCCTATAGGTTCTCTATTGCCTGTTGGACCGGTTGGGCCTGTTGGAGTGGTTCCGGTAGGTCCTGTTGGTTGGCATATCAGGAAACTAGGATATATTGAGCCAGTTGGTGTGGTGGTGGAAGTTGTATTAACTAATGGTGCTAGTGGTCCTTCTAATTGTTGGTATTTATCAGGATCAATAAGTAGTAGGTTAAATTTTTGCAACAGTTGTACTACTTTAACGTGGTTAAAGGTAAGTAATCGGTTGGTGGTAAATTTAAATTCATCTATTATTTTTTTAGCGTTCATTGGGTTGTTTTATAATTTAGCATAATAAAGGCTTTTCTCAGGATGGGTATATGTTTTTCATCTTGAATTTTTATATATTCATTTACGTTTTCTTTTTTGAGTTTATCGAGGAAAAGGTTCCATTCTTCATCTATCAGGCGGTAGGAGGATTGAGTGGTTTTAATATCGGTCATAGTAATTTCTATTATATTATCATTTGTATTGCCTATAGGTTTTATAAAGGCTAATGTTGTTTGTTTGGAATTTTTCAATTCTTTCATCAGTTCATCTTCTAGGAGTTGTACTATATCAATCATAGTATCCATATTTATATTCATTTCAAATATTGGTTAAGTGCATTATTTATTTTATCATGATAATGATTAATGCTATTATTACAAACATCAATCTTATTAAACATTACATTTATATCATTTATATGATCGGTTATTTTGTAAGAATTTGTACATTTAATTGCTTCACTTTTTATATTTTCATAATAATCTATAAGGTTAAATGTTGATTCTATAGATTCTATCTCTTCTTCTGTAAATTTTATGGATTGGAATGATATATTATTATTGGATAAAATATCATGTAAATTGATATAATATAGCTTATTATTCACGGGTTATCTCCATTATTTCATCTTTATACGCTTTAATATCATTCCTTAGACCTTGTATAATCAAATCTTTTTCATTTAGATCTTTTTCATATAAATTTGATATTTCGCGTAATATATCAAGAAGTGCTTGTGAAGAGTTAAGATTAACTGCTGTAGATTCTGAACCATGTATAATAGGTTTAGCTAATTTCATTATTTTATCTTTAAATTCTTTTTTTCGTGTTGTTGTATCATTCATCTTGGTTATCCTTCTCAATTATTTGTATCTCTTTAACATATAAAAATGCATCTGATATACACTGGTCTATTGTATTAAAAGATTTAAATGGTGTATATTCTACATCTTGAAATGACAATTCAGAGGATATAAATCTATATTTATTATTATAGAACAATTTTACCAATTTAAATTTATATGTACCAAATGTGAGTATAAAATCATTATCTCTTAGTGAGAGACCTCGTGTATTATCATCTTTAGCTGGCATTTTACTTTTGGTTGTTTTGGACAATCTTTCGGATACTGTTGCTATAGTTTTACCAACAGCATAATATAGAGCAGTCATGCCACGAGGTACAAATGTTTTATCATATGAAAAATTCAATAATCTAACATCATCATAATCAACTTCTTTATTTTTCATTGTATATTTTCACTGAATATGGATCGAAAGTTATACCATTTAAATAATAGAAATCTTCAATATAATCATAATAAAAACTAGTCAAATAACCGATAACAAATTCACCAGATAAGGATTTAACCTTTACCATTCTCATATCAGTTGGTTTAACTACTTCATATAATATGTTATTAATTATACATTTATTTATTATACGTACAGATTAAAAAATGTTTATTACGATTTAAACAAATCGTAGTATTCAAAAACTTCCTTTAATTGTTCAGGATTATGTATAAATCTTTCTTCGGTGAATGCTTTATTTTTTTCAACTCTTACATCTACATCAAAAGTTTTAGGAATAAATGGAAAATGTTTAATATATTGGTGGGAAGTAATACCTTCAACTGTTCCATGGAACACGTATTCATCATCAATAACATTAAACTTGATGGCATCTAGGTAATATGGTGTACCATTTACACCCCTTTTAAAGACTGATGATAATCTTTTATGCTGATAAATTTCATCATCGCCAGTATCAGGATATGCTATTAATGTATAGTCATCTGGAAAATTAAATATAGGAGTTATTGGTTCATATGATAATAACTTCTTTAAAATATCAGTTATATGATATATATAATATGGTGCTGAACCACCAGACTGACCAGAATCTGCAAATTTTTGAATTAGGTTTAATATCTCATCTTTGAATTCTAATACTATATGGTCTGGTATATGTTTTTCTAAATACTCAAACTCATCTTTACAATGTTCTATTAGGCTCATTTTGGTTATTTATATTAATTAATATATTACGCTTACCTTCTAGGTAGGCTAAAATTATCATGTAATCATTAAATTTTAATGAATCTCGCTTTTGTTCTAATCTATTTATATTTAGGTTAACTTCATGTATTGAATTTGCATTTCTAGCTTCAATTAAAAGTAAACTATACAAATCTTTAAATATTCTATTTTGTTCATCATATTTTTCTTGAGCTTTTTTATCAAACCTATGTGATAGATATAATAATCCAGCTGTAATAAATAATATGATTAACAATGGTATTACTATTTCATATATCATAATATTTGTTTTAATTCGGAAATTGGTATATCAAAAACTGATGCTACTGGTAGTGGTACACCATTTATACATTCCATAATTTTATTAATGGTACTTAAAAATACAAATCCATCAAAAGTCTTATATAATTTCATATCATATCCTATCAAATAATTGTTCAGTTAAAGATTCTCTTATTGAATGTACTATTTTCCAAAATAATGGAGTTTTATTTATTCTACCTTTTGCTTTATCAACGTTTTCAAACATCATTTTTCTTATACCATAAGAAAATTCAAATTGAACTCCCGCCTTTATTGCATTTTTATTAACTATATTGTTTTTAGATAAACCTAAAATATCTCTAAGAAAAGGTGCTTTATATTTATCTAAATCATTTTTTTGAAATATTTCATTTATATGTCTTATCATTTGAATATCTTGCCCTCCTATATAAATAAGAGGTTCTTTTTCATTTGAACCATGTATAGCTATTGATGTAGTTGAATTGGCTTGCATTGCCAAGCACGTAGGTTCATCAAAATTAGTGGATGTTATATGAAGTAGTTTATTATCATTCTTGCGTTTGGCAGTGAATGAATAATATGACATATCAGTAGATGCTATTTCTTTAACTAGTTCTGTTGTACCAGGTTCAATACCTCCACCATGTGGTGTAAATATGAGTACATTTGTTTTTTTATTATATTCGATTATAAAATCTTCATTCAGTTTATAATCTGATAAAAGATGATTGTAATTTTTATATAAATCCATAGCATTACGAATAATATTTCATTCTTTCTAAAAAAGAATTTATAGTTGGTAGGTTATACAAATCGTATGTTTTAATCTTTTTAACTGGATAATATCCATTAGGAGAATCATCATCATTAATGTAGAATCTATCATTTTTCGAAAGCTTCTTTTTATTAAAGCCTTTATAGATCTCAAATCTCATTTTATCTAAATCTATAAGGTAGCACCATTCGCAACTAAGTGAATCATTTGCAAATTTTGTATCTAATTTAACTCTTCTTATAGAACCATCTAATATACCATATAATATATATGCACCAGTATCAATTGTAATATCTGATATATAATAGCGAATATCTATACCATTTACATGTTTAATATCATTACCATTTCTTTGTTCTTCTATTATAAGTGAATATACATCTTCTAATGTTGAAAGATAATCTACATTTAATGAAAATAATGATAAATTACTATTTAGTAAAAATTCTAATACTATCAATCCTTGTACAGTTGGATAACCAGATGTTTGACAGTATTGGGCTACCTTAATCTCTTTATTTTTAACAACTACAGTTAGGCTTCTGGTGGACATCCATATAACCTTTCAAAATCTTCTAATTCTTTTTTGTGTCTTTTCAAAATAGAATCTTTGGTATGTTTTGTATTTTTCCGTTTTTCTTCATTAAAGTATTCAATTTCATCTTCGGATGATTTTTTTATCAAAAATGATTCAATTTCATATTCTTGATGGTCTTCATGAAAAAATAAAGTTACATAATTAGCACCATTATTTTGAGCAACTTGTAAACTATGTATGATTCTATCTATATTTATAGGTTGTATATCCGAGTATGTACTTTTACATGTAAAAATATAATCATCATACAATTCATCACCATTTTCATCAAAAAATCCAAAATCATCTTCTATACTAACGTATAGATCTTCTTTTGATATAAGAGTTTTATGTAAATATAAATTTTTACCCATTTGATAATTGCATTTTAAGGTTATTAATAGAATTTGAATTATAAATAACTTTACCTCCGATATTATTCCAATCAACACCCTTAATTAATCTTGGTTTAATATTTTTGGATCTACTACCATTTCTATAATGTTTTAAAGAAGTTTCCGATCTATTGAGAATTCTCATAGCATCTTTGTTTCCAATAAAATATGTTCTTTTTCTACAACCACGTTTAGATCTATTTTTAGCAATATTTCTAATTGATTTTTCATTATACATGACAGTTCTACCTTCTTTTTTCCAATCTTGACCTTCTATAAGTTGTGGCTTATAATAACCATTTTTATGGTAACCTTTTCTCAAAGAGTAGAAATATTGATAATTTCTATAACCAATAATTTCCATAGCTTTATGTACGCGAATCCAATTTGTTGAATCATTCATAATATAATCCTTAAATAAATTAAAAAACTACAAGTTGCGGAGAGTGAAGGAATCGAACCTTCGCTGGGATTAACCAGACTTGTTTAGCAAACAAGCGTAACAAACCAACATTTACCTACTCTCCTATTATCATTTTTTTTCTATTTTACAAAAATACTTACCAGTGTGATTATTTTTACATGTCAGGTAAATTGATATAGCACAATCATTTGTTTGTTGATTGTTTACCTCTGTTATAATTTTATTAACTTTGATATTCAAACTTTCATATTCAACATATATTATATCATCACATCTATTGCACTTGATAGTTTTCATATTATTGTTTATTTATAGTTGTAATACGTGATTCAATTATATAATTTGAATCAGTTAAATCAGCATAACTTTTAGTCACTATATTTTTTCTTATATCATCCAAGAGTTTATCAGAACATTGCTTTTCTAACTTGTTTATATATTCTGCATCTCTATATTGCATATAGATGTAATCATCTCTTGAAATTTCTATTTTTGATACATATTCATCAATTTTACCATATTTTACATCTGGTAAAATTTTAACTAATGGATTTGTATTAACTATACAATAACCGAATTTAGATAATATTTTATTTAGGAAAATTCTCATTTTCTATTTTCTATAATAACTTCACCTTCTAATATTCCATAATTAGAATATTCTTTAAAATGAAATTTATGTGTGGTTGTATTTTCAACAACAATCCAAAGATTATCATCTTTCCAAGTAGAGCTTATAAACCTTTCATTCGATTGAATAGTTATATGTTCTGTACCACCAAATTTTTTGGCTAATTGGTTTTCTGTACATGATGCTAATGAAAATAGCACGATTAATGCGAGTAATGTTTTCATATATTTAAACAAAATCTGTATAATTAATATCGTAAACTTTGTAAGATTTATCATTAATAGGTATACCATTAATTTCAACAACTAAACGATCATCGTATAGATCTATAATTGTGCATGATACTCTATCATTAGAATCTTCTTTTCCTAAAGAAGATGATTCTACATATATTGTTTTACCAACATATGGTTTATTTATTTCAGATAATGTTAGGTAAAATGAACCATACATTGTATTTGTACAATATTGTATAGTATTTTTATCTTCGGAATAAAGTGGGTATAAATTTTTTACCATATATCCACCACCATCATATGGACCATATTTATTATCAGGTAAAAATGCTATTCGATCTATATTTAGATTAGATGTAACTTGTTCTATATGTTCTGCAATATCTTCATCTGAATAAATATTTTGAGAAAATATAACTGTTAATGCTCTTGCAGGAAGAGTATCATTATCATCCTTAAATAATAAGGATGATAAACCAATAGATGGCTTAATATAATTTAAATATTGTACAGTATATGTATATTTTTGTCTATCAAGCCATTTAATGGCTTCTGCTATTGTTGTTATTTTATTTAAATTCATTTGAAATTATTTATAATGATAATTGGATAATAAAATTCAGTACCTATTGTATATGGAGCTATCAATACATTATTTTCTGGAAATTGTGCATCGTATTTTACTTGAGCATTTGCTATAATTTCCTCTCTTTTTCTTGGAGCAATGGTTGACTTAATTGCTAATGGTATTACCAGTATATCTTTCTTTAATGACATATGTATATCCTTTATTTTATAAAATGTAAATTTTATTCGAAATTATTAACTAATTCTTGTAGTTTGATTGCGTGTATATTCGTTGATGACAATTTATCCCAAAGATCATCATCACCATTAAATGGTATTCCTTTAATATATTGAGGATAATCTTTTAAGAAATTATCAAGTTGTGTAAGTGTATCATTATCATATACATCTTCTGTCTCCAGGAAAGAAACATCACCTGACCAAGTATTATATACAAAATTTTGAATGTTTTCTAGATATGGTTCTGTTGTAATATTAATCATTTTATATTATTATCATATAATTCTGAAATTCTGTAAACTTTATCATTTTTATCAAACCATATTGAGCGACAATTATAAATATTTATATTATCACCATATAAATTTGCATAATGGGTTAATCCCAAATTTTTTGCTTGTTCTATTGAAATAATTTTAAATAACCTAATGTATAATAGTTTTAATCTTCGTATCATTATTCATCCTCCAAATAACTTAGAAAATCGCCAGTCTCTTCTAGTGTATATTCTATACTACGTACCATTACACCTTCTATTGTTTCATCATCTATAAAATTGATAACATGATTAAAAAATACATCTTCGTGTATAATTTTTGCAATACCAACATCTTCTTTCATAGAATCGGCAATTTCTAATATTGTTTTCTTTTTAATCGTAATGATTATATCTTCATCATTTTGACTAAATTGTATGTAATATGGTTCCATAATTATCCTTTGATAGTATTTTGTATTTCAAAAATTAATGCTAATAGAGCTAATGGTGGATCAATTATTTGAGTTTTTAAAAACTGATAATTAACGGTGTGTAATGTTATCTTTGGTATAAATTTTACTAAACTTGGTTGATTTTCAATTATCCAATCACAAAATTCTGTACCTAAACTTAGGAAGACATCATCAATTTTATTAGAATAATCTGTCATTATAGTTTTATAAGTTTTTTGAGTATCAATATCTTTAGAAATTGCTAAATTAAATATATCATTAAAAGTATAATTTAATGTTTTAATATTATCCATTGTGACTGTACCACAATTAGAATCTCTAAAGTCTTGTAATTTTCTAACAATAGATCTTAAATCTGGGAAATTCTTTTTTACAAACAAACGTAATACATCATCATTTTCCCATTCTAAATTTAATTTTGGGCTAAGCATTTTTATACGTTTCATATATTTAACATATAATTCTTCCTCTTCTGCCGAACTTTTAGGATTAAATTCTAAAACTAAAAATCTACTTTTGATTGGATCTGGTAATTTATTTAGATAATTGCAAGTAGCTATAAATTTTATATGTGGATATTTTTCAGAAGCAGCACGAAATGCCTGATAAAAATCATTAGTTGCGCCATCAAACTCATCTAATAAAACATATTTAGAAGCATTTGTACCTTTGGTACTATAAGTAACACAATACTCCATAATCTTATCTCTAACTGTACCAATACCTCTTTCTTCAGAAGCATTGATATAAAGATAATCATCATCTGCAACTAAGAGTTTCATCAAACTTGTTTTTCCAGATCCTGCTGGGCCAGCAAATAATAAATTTTGCTCAACTCTACCTTCACCCATAGAGTTTCTAACTCTATCCAAAAGGATGATATGTTTTAATGTTGTTGGTCTTAGTTTTTCTGTCAACTGCTGTTCGAATACCATTTTTCAATCCAATATAAAATGTAAAATTGCTTAACTAATATAATTATTATACGTTTAAAATTTATTTTTGTTTAAAGTTAAAATAAATTATTTTGCTACAAAACATAATTCCAAATCAATTAATGGAGAATAGTCTTTTGTAGTATCAATTTCAAGACATTCCCAACCATATAAAGGTTTACCATTCCAAAATGATTGGAACATATTATCAACAATAACATCAGGTATAAAACCTCTATAAAATATAGCCAAATCTTTATATGTTCCAGTTAATTCATCAAATCTATCATTAAAATAATCAAATAATTTATCATTGTACAATCTTTCACCTTCTTTATAATAAAAGTTATATCTATCTATACCCTCTACCATTGGTATGGTATCTTTCATCCATTCATAAATTTCGTTTTCATTATTTGCCAATAAAAAACATATAATATTATCTTCTATGCGGTTTTGTATATACCGTCTAACCATTATTTTATATAAGTTCATTATATTTATTTAATAGATGTGGATTTTTAGATAGAAATTTTTTATATGTTATAGATTTTAATTTAAACTCATTACATGTTAAACAAAAATTATACCAATCAAATATGGAATATTTTTTTACATCATGATGTAAATCTAACATTATATCATTAAAACTAAAATAATAATCGCCGAGCATAATCACGCCAGACCAATCATCTACAACCGCAAATTCTATAGAAAGATCATGCTTTCTTGCAAAAAGTTTTACTAATTTTTTGCAATGTTTTTGTATATCTTCTTTTTTAAATTGTTTCATGTTATTTAAATAATAAAAATGCGATAAAAAATCCAACAAACATAGCACAAATAACAATAAATAATATTGTTAGTATTATTTTTTTAAAATATTCATCAAAATTCATCTTTATCATCCTCTAATTCTTTCAATTTTAAATAAAATTCATAACCACACACAATCTGATTATATATATGTGGTCTTTTAAAATATTCATGTTGTCTGTATATTTCAGGTATTATATCTTCACTATTCATATCTCCAATTTTATGAATATTTTTTTGAATTTGTTCTATGAGATTCATATTTTGTATAATAAATTGTCTTAGTTTATTGTACATTTATTGGTTTATCATACCAACTAAGACAATAACCAAGACAGGGTGTCTAAGTTAAATAATTAAATTAAAAAATTCCATGATATCATATTTACTTATAGCAGACTTTTCCAGCCCTTCTAATTGCATAGACTCCCATTTGTTATACCACGGTGTACCTGGCATATTAGTGAAAGATACTAGTTCTACAATATCAGTCAACCTGTACGTTTCCCATATTGATTCCAGCAGTTTTATAGTTTGTTCATCCTCATCATCTATAAATTTTTTATTTGGATCTATAGTTTTGATATAATCTTTAATTACACCGGAACCATATTTCAAAGTATTGTAATATAAATCTGGGAAAACTGGACCATAATTCCATGCCTGAACATCTTCTGAAATAAGATAAAAGCCATTTGATAATGATAAATGCCAACATTGTGATAGATAAACTAATTTATGTAGTTTATTGGAATGTAATTCAAATTCGGAGTCTAATGATTTTTTGATAAACCAATTAGATATTTGGAGGGATGTATAAGGTATCATTTATCTTTCCTTAGTTCTATTATATCTTCATCATCCAATGGTATGATTCGTTTTTCGAATTTAATTAAAAATTTATCATCATTAATTGGTATTAAACCTGATATATATGACTCTTTTATAATAGCATCAGTATATAACAATTCTAAATATTTAAATAATGATTTATTATTTATTTCCATATAATAATGTCTACTATCTTTATTAATCTCATATATTAACATTTTTTATTCCTACTCTTAAATAGTTTTTTTAAAGTTATTATTTCTTGTTTTGTATCAGCTATTAATTTTGTCTTACTTTCAATCAATTGTAGTATATCATTTTTAGAATTCCATTCTTTAATACAACCTTCTATTGAACGATTAATCTCTGTTTTGTTTTCACAATTTCCACATTTTATTGTAGAAATAAATCCATATTCATCTTCATATTCTGATATATTTTTTTCTGGTATTTCACTTCCACATTTTACACAATTAGAAATATTATATTTATATTCTACAAATGTGGATGGTATTTGTTGTTTAATGGTATATATCATTTTTTAATTAAATATTTGAATATTTTATAGAAAGGAAAGATTATCATGATAAATAAAAAAATAAAACTAGATATAAAACCAAAGAATGCTATAATGATATAAATTATATTCATAATTTTGAATTATCTATTGCCATTTTGATATTAGAATATGTTGGATCACCAGTTACTTCTAATCCACATATTTCTGGTATGATAGTAAATTCACCTTTATACTCTACTTCAACAATAACTATATCATTTTCAAAAATATCAACTTCAATTATATAATTGGGATATCTATCATCCTTAATTTTATAACGCTCTTTATATACAACCATTTTAGTAGAATTCATCATATCATAACCATCATTATATGGTATTTCATATTCGTATTCAATTCTATATGATGGATCAATAACATTTTTAAAACCTAAATAACAACGTTCATGGTTTATTATCCTAATTCTTAGATGTTTGTCGCCATCTAACATAAGGTAACCTTGTTGTATGTAAGTTGGAATACCTGTAATGATATGTCTGTATTCATCACGTAATAAAAATTTTCTTTCTTTTTCAATCATTTTGTTTTTTAATAAGTTAGTGCGTAGTAACCATCATATATTTCGTAACCATCATCTCTCAATGATTTTAAAATTTTAGAATTTGGTAGTTTGTGTTCTGTCCATAAATAATGGTATATCCCCTTTTCTTTGAAAAGTTTGAATGCATAACATGTTACTTGAAAATATCTAAAACCTGTTAGACGTTCTACTTCTCGTTCATACAACCATCTTACTGATTTACCACATTGAGCAGCAGAATTTGCTTGATTCTCAGTTATCATTACAGAGCCGTGCAATCCGTTTATCATATTTAATATTGTTTACCGTGTAATTTTTCTCTTGTTTTATTATATTGTAATTTAAACATTATGTGTTTGTAAATATCAATATTAAGACCACCACACATATCAAATAATCTAATGAAAGCATCAGCTATTTCATCTTCAAAAGTATCCTTTACATTCTCTTTGAAAAAATCAATATCAAATGTATAAATAATATTTTGGACATCATGCTCACCATATTCATCAGTATATTCAATATTCTCACAATCGGCAATATCAACTCTACACATTCTTCCTTTTCGATGGGCTTCTATGGCTTCACCTAATTCCGAAACAACTAACATTAGCATTTCACCAATATTACGCTTGTTATCTTCTGGCCAAAAACCCTTTTCTTTATTTGCTTTATAAATATCATTTGATAAATGGTTGATATTTATTTTTTCTGGATCTGTAAGCATTATAATTCCCTTGTATTATTTACCTAATTCTAATTTAAGTTTTTCAAATTGTTTAATTTTTCTTTGTAATTTTTCTTCTTCTTTTTTAAGTTTTTCTTTTTTTTGTTTTTTCTTTAATTCATTAGCTTGTTCTTTTTTTGATTCAATAATATTATTGATATAATCATCAAATTCTTTATCAGTATATGAAAGTTCTTCAAGTGTTATATCTTGATAATAATATTCTGGTTCATGAAAAGTGTCTTCAACAAATTTTACTCCTATTATATTTTCAAAATTTTTATAATCATCATAAATTATTTTAGAAAATTTTACATCATATTCTAATTTTTTATTTATTTCTAATAAACGTCTTGCTCTTTTGGCAAAAAATAATTCAAATGCAATTATACCATCTATTGTTTGTTTTATTCCTGTAGTTTTCATATCAATCCCACCACTCTTCTATGTGTTTGTCTAAAATTTTATAAAGTAATCTTCTATCTCTGGATTTCCAATGGTTCTCCCATTCCATCCATTTTTTAAATTGTTCATCTGTATATGATCTTTTACTTTTAAATGTACCATTAGTTACAATAACATCTAAATGGTTTAAATATTCTGGGTGGGTGTAATCATCAGCTATCAATCTATCTAATAATTTAATACAAAAATTGATTTGTTTAACATGTTGTTGAGTTGTTGTATGTCTATCATTTATCCTAAATAACTCGGACATACGTTTCAATTTAAATCTTAACATGATGTCAATATAAGAAAAATCCCAATCTCTATCTCTATATATCAATGGAGCATAAGTTATTATGTTTTTTATACCATAAAAAATATCATTTATAAAATACTTAATATTCTTATAATAATACTGTATATTATCAACTATATCGAAAATAATGGAACCGAATATTTTCTTCATTTCATATATTCAAAACGTTAAACAATAATGGAGCCCAAAAACAGAATCAAACTGTTGTCGGATGTTTACAAGTCATCTGCTCTGCCAATTGAGCTATAGTGGCAAGGGAGACCTTAGTAAGATTCGAACTTACATTGCAAGTTTCGTAGACTAGCATTTTCTCCTGTTAAATTATAAGGTCATATAGTAGCCACGGCAGGATTCAAACCTGCAACGATCCATTTAGAAGAAGGATGAACTATTCAATTGTTCTACGTGGCCATTAAATTCGTGTGTACCTGAAGGGAGTCGAACCCATACGCCATTTACATAGCAGCAGATTTTAAGTCTGCGATGTCTGCCAATTTCATCACAGGTACATATATTATATAATTATTCCTAATATTAGAAGATCATTTTTTTCTAAAATCTTTATTATTTTATCAGGATTTTGTTCACAAACTTTTCTCATCTTTCGTTTATCATCAACTCTACCATCTAAACTTTTCCACCACCAACCTTTTATTTCAATATATTCATTGTTATCTGGCAAATAAAAATCTGGATAATAAGTATGTATATAATCTTTTTCATGTAGTTTATATTTTAAATTTATTGTTTTACTTCTTATCCATTTTATAGTATTTTCATTTAAATATTCGGCGTATTTTGATTCATATGTACCTCGAACTTTAACAAAATCATTAATATAAGGGCAAAAAATCGGATAATATTTAGTTTTCACATATCCATTATTATTTTCACAGGCCTTTTGTGATAATAATTGCTTAGTTTCATTAGAATGTTTTTTATTTAAAAATGATGGAATTATTTCTCCAGTTAAATATTTTTCATGCATTAAATTTGCATGTAAATTAACTCTTTCATCTGTATCCTTTGTTAAGCCTTTATTCCATTTCATATTTTCTTTTATATTATCTGGTAAATTTTCATATTGAATTTTCTGAGATATCCTTGTACCATTTTCATATGAATTTTTTAAACCTTTACTATTTTTATTTTTATTTACTAAACAAGAATTTGGAGATTTAGAACAACAAAATTTACCAGATTTTAATTGGTAATTTGCAACTAATCCACAACCAAATTGACATAATTGAATATTTTCCATACATTATATTTTTTATTATAATGTATATATTTAAAAAATAAAATAGTTTTTTTACAAACTAATGCGTCTGCCAATTACATTATCGAAATTTGGAAAATATTGGATCATTAAACATAGAACCAATATTTTTAATAGTTTCCAATCTTTCATTTCTTTCTTTTAAGATGATTGGACCAATTTCTTTATATATAAATGATAAAATACCTTCATCAATAAGTTTCTTACCTATTAAAATCGCACATAATATTTTTTCAGAAGATTCTATAGTTTGACTAAAATTATATTTTTCATATTTTGGAGCAAATGGTATATCATTTAAATCTTGATATAATGGTATCATTTTATCTTCTTCGAGTTGATCATAAAATGATATCTTCACTTCTTTATTATCAATGCGTATTGTTTGTAGATATTCTACCATGTTTTATTAAAAAATGTGGGCTTGGTAGGAGTCGAACCTACACTGTATCGTTTCTAAAACGATTTTCTCTGCCGTTGGAATACAAACCCATAAATATCATAATTTATTAAAAAATGGATTTAATTCATCCAACATATATTCTTTAACAAATTTCACTGTTTTTTGAGAACTTATACCTAATAATTTACTCAATTTTAAACCCCAACCAAAAATTGAAAAATCTATATTACTATTTCTAATTATATTTTTACGCTCTTCTATTTTTTCTAATCTTTTTCCAATTGCATTTTCACGTTTTATAATTCTATATTTTTCAAGTTTTTCTATTTTTTCCAATCTTTTATTTAATTTAATTAATTCCTTTTCTTCTTTATCTTTCTTCTTTTTTTCTTCTAATTCTAGATGATGTTTATCATTATATAAATGATATAATTTATCAATTTTATATGTTTCTTTAACATAATTTATATATGGTAAAATTTCATTTGTAGATAAAACCTTTAATGGAAATTTAAATTGTTTTATCTTTTCTTCATCTTTACCATTCATATATCCTTTTATTTCAAGATAAGTACCATCTTCTAATATAAAATCTGGATAATATTTACAAACTTCTCCATTATAAATATATTCAAAACCTTCCTTGTTTCTTTCAAACTTTATATCATGGTCTAGATTATAAATAACAAATGCTAATTCCCAAGTACTATCACACCAGTAATCTTTATACCAACCAAACTTACCTCTACCTACAGTATCAGAATTTTTTCTTTTCCTATTAGATTGTTTCATCTTTAAAATAGATTCTGATGTATGTTTTCTATTTAAAAATGAACGAGATGGTATTATTTTACCATTTTTATATTTTTCTTTAATAATCTTAGAATTTTTTAATAAAATATCATTTGTATCTTTTGTTAAACCTTTATTCCAAACAACTCTATTACCATCTTTATAACCTCTATTTGGATCATGATTTACACCTTCACCATGATTTCTCCATATATGGCTTTTAATACCATACTTATTATATTCTTTACCACAAAATTCACATTTTACCAGTTCTTCCATATTTTAATATATTTTTTAGTATATATTAAAATTCGAACCTTTTATTTTAAAAAAGCGTGAACATTACCATTTTTTGTCAGTGTAGCAGGGCTCGAACCTGCATTCTCATGTTCCCAAAACATGCGGAATCCCAATTATCCTATACACTGAATATTTTCATATCACCACCAATATCAACTTCTTTTTGGAATTCACACATCATTTCCTTTAATGATTGTTTGGCTTTTTCTATTCTTTCTGGAGTCATTTCACCCATTCGAATAGTAAATACCATTTTTTTATCATTATCATGCACATTATTATATTCGAAAGATTCTGGTAAAACTAAGCACATATCATTTTATAAAATTTTCATCATAATTACTTTTAGAACTACAACCAACCATAAGACCTTCAGTTATTGCATCTAATAAATTTTTATCATGTATCGTTGCTTCACATGAATATGAACCATCCTTATTTGGTATAAGGTTAGTTATTGTATATTTATCTGGTTCTAAACTCAATTCTTTTAAATTTAAATTAGATAAATCTATTTGCATTATATAAGGTATCATGATAAGTTTGAATGATAAAATAAAATTGCTCCGGTTGATGGATTCAAACCACCGACCAACCCGTTAACAGCGGGGCGCTCTATCACTGAGCTAAACCGGAATTTGTAGCGACATATAGAATCAAACCATATCCTATCACAGCCAAGTGATTGTGCTATCATTACACCATATCGCAAACTCATATTCGTCAATATGAGGATTTTTTAATATCATGTTCTCTATCCGCGGTAGTACATGATATTAAAGAAGTTGCGGGATCCAGAGTTGAACTGGAAGCTAAGGGGTATGAGCCCATTGTGTTACCATTACACCATCCCGCAATATAAACTTATGTGGACCATGAGGGAATCGAACCCGTAACATCTCTGCATTGCAAATGCAGCGTTTTCCCATTAAACTAAAGGCCCATATTTTTAGTACAGCATCCGGGGTTCGAACCCGAACTACATCCGTGAAAGGGATGTGACCTAACCATTAGTCTAATGCTGCATTTTTTTGACCGGATGTCAGGATTCGAACCTGAATATAGGGAATAATAATTTATCATTTACGTACATGATATATCATTATCACATTATATGAAGAATGGCCAATTCAACTTTGACAACCTGTCAAATTCATCCTTATACATTTTGTGCCAGCGTCGGGATTCGAACCACGATTGTACATCTCTTCCTAATTTATAAATATATCATCCGCGCGAATGGGTTATATCTATAAATTATAGTATCGCAAGGCTTACGGCCCGCTTTAACTCCATGTTAATTCACTAGCATATTTTTGTGCCGCCCACAGGAATCGAACCTACCATGTACAAGTACTGAAAATTTACAGTTTTCTTTAGCACCTTGCTGATCTACTGGCATATTTAAAATTTGAGCGATATCCGAGATTCGAACTCGGATTTGCGACTTGGAAGGACGCCACTTTTGCCATTTAAGTTAATATCGCATTTGCAAGTAACCAGTGAATCGAACACTGATGGTCGGTTTTGGAGACCGAAATCTTAGCCTTTAGATGAGTTACTTGTATATTTTTTTTACCAATCAGCCAATATTAATTCATATTCATAAAATTCACATTCTTGGAGACCATGGTTATTTAACCATCTACAAACATAAGTAATTTCAGAACTATATGGTGTTTTAACTTCATTTACTAATAATCTAATCCCGTGATTTGTTACATGATTTACTATATCATGTTTTTTGAATTTAGTTTCCATATTATTATAATATTTTATTCATACCATCTATAAAATCACTAGCACTTTCACCTATAGCTTTTCTTTTCTTAAAGAGAAGAAATAATGACATTATTAAGGATGATATTAAATTCATTATTAATATATCATCAAAATTAATATTTACACTATTATGAAATAGTGAATAGAAAAAATTTACTAGTATTAGAGTAAGAAATATCCATATCGCATCTATAATAAATATTATAAATATTGCAAAATATAATAACATTGTAGTTACAATGTGTGGTTTATTTTCATAATTCATCATTTGTTATCCATCATAATTGCAGTATTTTTAAAAATATTTTCTATCATATCAGGATATCCAAACCTTTGTTTATTTATCTTAATAGATTTTAAAATATTACCATCATTATGTCTTTCTGAGGAAGCCTTCCAATCTATAAACATCTCTATCAGGTCGAACAAATTATAATCATTCATGCCATTTTCATAATGTTCTGGATGGTGACTATTGTTTGCATAATGGTGTATGAGTGCTGGCTTTAATTGTTCTTTAAAATCATTATACTCTTTACTACCATATGTACAATTAGCTAAACCTTGTGTATATTTATCGAATAATTCTTTTTCTGGACTTTCTAATTTAGAATTATCATGTACTTTTCCTCTTCTTAATAATTCTGAAGCCGCTTCTATCAGAAGTTCATTAACTCTTTTTATATGAAGTAAAGTATCAGCTTTACTATCGTAATCTAGTTCCATATATCCTCATCATATTCTTTATGTATAATTACAATTTTGGATTTAAAATACCTATATTCTCCATTTTTATAAAATTCTACCCATAAATCATCATCTTCTTCACCTTTACCTTCTAATCTAAATATTTTATCTTTATGATTTAAAGATATTTTTATCATGTCATGACGACGTTCGTACCATTTACATTTTTCATTTAGGTAGTATTGTAAATCTTCATTATTGTCTAATATTTCATCTAATAAGTAATTATTATCATTCAATATTGATAAATCAAATTTTGTATAGTATCCCATATTTTATTCTTATTGTGTTTAAATATAAAAATTATACGTTTCAATCTTATTTTTGTTTAAAAATTATTTACAAAAATAATAAAAATATTTTAATGATACAAATAAAAAAGGGATTTAAAAATAATTTAAATCCCTTAGTTAAAGTTGATTTTAATTATTTTCTACTGCTTAAATATATTTCTCGCTAGAGTTATTTCTGATTGAGGTATATTAACTAATTCTTGTTCTGTTTCATATTGATATAGACGATATATAGGTTCACCGGCACTTACGCCTGCATGTTGTCTAACTTGAAATCGCATATTATTATATTTTTTGGGTACATTTACCCAAGATTTTACTGGGAATATAAAATCTACATTTGAATAGTTGTCTGTTGGTTCTGGTTTTGCTTGAAGTTCAAAAACTAAATCTACGTTATGTTTTTCTAATTTAGTAATATGTGCTTGTAGTTCTTCTACTTGGTTACCCCAATTAGTTTTTAGTTCTTCTATATTATTTTCCAATTGTTCAATTGTATTTAAAAGTGTAGTATTTTGATCCGTTAAATCTTTAACTTGTTCTTGTAAATTTAAAACTACTGTATCATCCACGGCAACAACCGTATCATCTGTTTGTGATACTTGTTCTGTAGTTTCCACTTGTTCAGTTATTTCGGATTTCTTAGCCATTTTTTGCCTTTAAAATAAGTTGTTGTTTGTAATTATAAATGTATATATTAAAATTTTAAAAAAGTTTTTTAATATAAAATAGAGGATGTGCAACCATATCGTTTTAAGATTCTTTCATCTAACATTGTTATTCTTTGGTAATAATCTTTTGGTAAAATTTCTTCTGCTCTATCATCTATCTTATATTGAGCATCTTTAACCATGTGATCAGAATACATATCAGCCATAACATTTTTAAATTGATCTGCGTGTTCATTACCTGTATTAACTAACCTTGATTTATAATGTAAATCTTTATATGTTTCCAAATCTCTTCTATATTTTCTAGTTTTTGGATCACTATCCAATATCTTTCTAATTTCTTTAAATTCTTCTAAAGAAAATTCATCATTAATCATTTTTTCTATAGCTTCTTTACGTTTTGCACCAGCATATGCTGCCCAACCTATAAGAGCACCAACCCCAATTATAGCAGCTGATGCAATTAAAATAGTTTTAATATCCTCATTTACTGGTTTAAATAAGTTTTTAAGATTTGAATATTCATTTTGTTTTAATATCATTGTATATCAAATTGTTTTTTATAATTAGGACCAAATATAATCTTTAAAACATCGTGTTCCAAATAATTGTATTTTTCTCCAACGGTTTCACTTATTTCTTTATTTATTGTTTCATATTGTTTAATATATTTTGGTGATATAACTCTAATAGTTTCTGTTTTTAAATTATCTTTAATTTTTTGTAATTTTACATCATTATTTACAGAATTTATAAAATTAATTATAGTATCTTTAGTGACAATACCCCTTTGCATTATATCAAGAGTTGATCCATATTTATTATTAAAATAATCCATATATTCTTTATGATATTTTGTCAATTTTTCATCATTATCTAATATATTTATTAAATCTTTTTGTTCTTCTTCTGATAAATGCTTATTTATTATATCCTTTATCTTTTGGTCTATTGATGGTGCATTTATTATTTTAATTATTTTGTACAATCCATAAGATATTGCACCAATAGTACCCAAAAATAAACTAGCTAATATAGCAATACCTGTACGGTGTTTTTCTGTCATTTCATTTAAAAATTCATCATATTCTTTTACGTGTATCATTGTATATAAAATTGTTTTTTATTGAAAATCAAAAGCATCTATCGATTTTTTAGCATTTTTTGTATCATCACCAGTTGCTTTTTTACCTTCTTTATATATTTTATTTTCTTCTAATTCATCAGGTGTCATACTCAAATATTTTTGTATAAGCCATTCTGTAGAGAAATATGCTTCTGTACCATCATCTACCATTATATCTTTTAATGATTGTACAATTTCTAATTCTTTTTGTAATACTTCTTTTTCTCGCATACGTTCAAAGATATTATCTTTAACGTAACGTATACCTAAATTAGCTTTAAATAATTCATCATCTATTATCTCTGGATAATCAAGTGTCATTTGTATCCATAGAGGTTTTTGTATTATTTCTTGAAAAATACTTCTTAATCTGTTTATAAATCTTTGAAAGCGCACTTCTTCTCTATCAAGACCTTCTGCACTAATATAGACTTGACCACCACCAGAATCATTATTAAATCTAGATGTTGGTATTTTACTATCACTTTTTAATTTATCGGCATAATACTTCATAGTATCAGGATTTGATAAATCTGGACCATCTCCTGATAATGTTTCAATATCTGGACTTTCCCCATTTTTACTAGGGAACATATAATTTTTATAAAATTGTCCAACGGATGCTCTACCATTAACTATTAATTCGCCTGAATCATAATCTAAATTAATTTCTTCCTTATAAACAGACATTAATTCGGCTAATGATTCTTTAGCTTTTTGTGGTGATTTATTACCAATAGGAACAACCATTTTTAGACGAAAAGTACTGTTCATAATTTTCCATATAACAGCTGTATTTTCCATTATACGTAAAAGATTAAATGATCTTACTAATCTTTCAGTATATGATATTCTATTTTTATATGCACTTTTTGCATAAGAAATGTATATCACTTGAGAATCATATAATTTTCTTTTTAACTGTGGGCTATCTTCATATTGGTACCAAACCTTCTTTATACCATCTGCGGTTTGCTCTACATCCGGTCTTAATGATGTAGGATCTAATTCTTTAAATCCTATTATCTTAGTAGCTTTTTCATTATAAATAATTTCAAATGCTAAAAAACCATCTATCAAGAATTGTTTAAAATATTGCCATGCTGATATATCATCATTAAAATGAAAATGTACGTATATTTTTTTAAAATTATCATTTATAGATTTTATAATTTCCTTTCTTTTGTCTTCTTTTATATAACTAACTAAATTACTAGTATCAGGACCACAAAAGAAATTTTTCATATCATATACTATAGATTCATCAGCTAAAGTATCAAGGATAAATTCTATTTCAGAATTAAGTGCAAATTTTCTTAAAAACTCTCTTCTATTTTTATATTCTTTATCAAAGAAGCTGATATATTTTTTATTGCCTATATCAGCCATTCTTAATGAATACAGTAAGTTTGGTGCCATTGGACCATCAACTGCGAATGCTGCTTCTGTTGCTCCAACAGATTTTGATTGTTTTACTACTAAATCATCATATCTCATACCAAGTGTAGCAATTTTTTTCAATGTAGAACTTACCATTGCACCAAATGTAGTATCAGTTCTCTGTATAAAGCCACCTTCATTTAATGGTTCCAAATCATATTCAAATGGATTTTGTTTCATATTTAATTATATTTTGTTAAATCATTAGAAAAACGTTTAATACCTTTTGAATCTATTATAAAAAAATCCATTCCGTTTTCCAAACAATATTTTTTTGCGCTAGAATATTTATTTATAATATTTTGTTCTTCATCGACTAAATTCATATAAACTCCAGCTTCTTCATCAGACATTGCATATAATTCATCCTCTGTTATTAAAGGTATAACTATAGGATCAAATTCTTCAATATCAAAAACATTAATTTTTAATTTATCACCATCTCTAAAAATTACATGATAATGTGGTATATATTCATCCATAAAACCATCCACTTTTTGATATTTTATTCTAAATGGTTTATATTCCCAATAAATAACTTTTTTATCCGACTCTATGGCTTTTAAAAATTTATATTCAAAATCTTTTGTTATTGGTATTTTATCTAAATCATTACCAAATTTATTTCTATCTTTTATATGATAGAATTGTTTATCAATAGTATTAGTATACACAAACTTATCATCTATAACTTTAAAATATTGCATATCAGTTTAATAAATATTAAATAAATAGAATCTACGTTTTTCTTTTCTTTTGTTTAGTTTTTTTATGTTTGTTATCATAATATTCTTTATATATCTGACCAATTGGTGCACCTACAATATCTCTACTTTCTAAAAATAATATTTGTCCCCAATCTTGATAATCTATAGATTTTATATTTTGCATTCTTGAAAATATATAATTTCTACATGCGAACCTATAATTGGTATTACCAACACTATCCCATAAATAATCCAAAACTTTCATAAAATCATGAGTATCATTAAAAAGAGGTTTTTGGTTTAAAATATTACCACTTTCTATATTACGCATATTTCTATCAATCAAAGAGCGGTAGGTTTGATATAATCTATCAAGAACTATTTTTTTTGCTTGTGCTGGTAAAAAATTTAAATTTATACCAAATTCAATTGGATTACTTGTACTTTCTGCTTTATAATGTCTTATACTTATTATTATTGGTCTAGTATCATACCAATTTAATTTATCTGCACCTATTGGCGAATATTGATATGTATAAATTTTACCAGGTATTAAATGTCTAAATGCTAATAATTGCTGGACTGTAGATTCTTGTACAATTGGTGTGAAATATTTATTAGTGAAATTATTATAATAGTAAACTTTAGCAGCTTGTACACCACCATGCTCTCTTGAACCATCTTTATAAAATTTTACAGGATCTATTAATGCCATATCATTTGAATATTTTATGCATCTTTTGAAAAATAATGTTTTGCTCCACCAGAAAACATTTTTGTACTACGTTTAGTTATTTTTTCCATAGGTTCATCACCACCAGCCATCTTTAAAATCATAGCAGTTATTTGTGCCTTTTTAACCATATTTAAAACTTTAACTAATGTACCTATACCTAAACCTATCAATGATAATGGTGCAGTTGCAGTAGCAGCCAATGCAGCAGCACCTTTAACAGCCCCATGATTTAGCATCATACGCAACGGTGTTTTCCAATTTTTCAATAAACCGCCTTTACCACTGTGATGTATACCAGAATAAGTATAAACTAAAGATGTATATGGAAAACCACCTTCTGGTTTTTTAGGACCACCAGCAGCAGCAATACCAGCCGCAAAACCTTTTAAACCTGTTTCAGTAACATTTTTTTCTATAATATCTAAAATATCACCAACTTTATAAACTGCTAATTCCACGCTATGGAAAATTTTAGCCTTAGTACCCTTTGGCATTGCACCATGTTCATGATCCCCTTGTTGCAATTCCTTTTTCATAACTTTATCAATTTTGTGTGTTATTTTTTTAAAAGTTTTTATAGATGGTTTAATTTTTAAATCTTCTGTTAATAAATCAAAAACGCCATATTCATTTAAAGATTCTTTAACCCCACTTTCAACTCCACTTTTAAATGCATTTTTTATTTTATCTTTTATACCTTCGAAAAATTTAATAACACTTTCGAAATACACTTTTTCTTCCTTTTTAGCCTTTTTTGCAGCCTTTTCAATATTATTATATTTCTGTATAGTCCATGTTGCTGCAACTCTTACATCTTTTTCTGCATCTTTTGTGAAAAGCATAAAACTTTTATTAAATTCTTTCAATACAACACCAATAAAATCTTTAACTGCAATTGCAGCATTTGCTATTTTTGTACCTACAGTTTTAATTTTTTGACCTGCACTTTTAAGTGTACTACCAATAGAACTAGAAGCCTTTTTAATACCATGTTTTATAACAGAAGGTGATTGTTTTATTTTATGCACAACATTTTTCATAAAATTACCTATACCCTCTATTAACATCTCATCTGAACTATTGTTTATAAATTCTTTTAGTTCTAAAGATTCTTCTTCTGTAAAATATAACAAATCATTTGAAAAATTTAAAAGGAACTTTCTATCGGCAAATATATCTATAACCATATTTTCTGCCAATATATCTTCTTCATGCCCATGATATTCATTTAACCAATCTTGATATTCATCAAGAAATATATCATATTCACTTATTTCATTATATTCTAATATGTATTTCATTTATTTTAAAAATTTTTCAGTTATAACCATAAATTTCATATTTCTTGATTCTGCATACTCCTTTGCAGCTTTCCATTTTGCAATATTCTGAATATACATTTTCATAGCATAATTATAATTTTTTACTTTATTTAAAGTATGCCTTTTTGCTTCATAAATAGGTGCACTAATTTGAGATTCTGGCTTAATCTCAATTAATACACTTTCTAATATACCATTAGAATTTATTATCTTAATATAAAAATCAATAAAATAATTATGAGTCTTTTCATCAATTGGATTTACATATTTAATACCAACTGGTTCAGAACTCCATTGTATTATTTTATCATTTTTATCACAATAAACCATAAATTTGTATTCGTATGAGCTTCTATATATTATAGATGTCACATCGCCTAAATATTTTTCAGGGTATACTGGATTATAATAACCTTGGTAATAATTTTTGTTTGTAGGTAAAACTCGTTTTATACTATTCATTGGTAGTATTAATTTTTATTCTATCTATTATTTTATATCCATAAAAAGTACCAGTTACAAAAAATCTTGTACTACATCCTAATAATTCAATAACTTTTTTCTTTGTTAAAATTTCTATAATATCATGTTTTGGTGTTTCTATAATATATTTAGTAGTAGATGGATGCTTAGTACCTTTTAAACTTTCACTTATACCTTGCCTGTGTTTATCTGTAAATTTTTTACCAAGCATAGGTTTTCTACCTTTATTTTTATTTCCTATCTTTGTTTTAGCATCATTAGAATGTTTTTTACCCAACATATTTTTATTACCTTTCATTTTTTCACTTAATTTCATTTTATATTCTTCTGTATGATGTATTTTTCCGAATAAACTTTTTCCTATTTTTAATTTAGTTTCTTCTGTTATAATTTGCAATTTTCTTTTTTCTTTAATTTTAATTACACTTTCTTTTGTATGTTTATGACCTAAAAAAGATTTTTTACCAGTATTTTTACCTTTATTATTATTTTTTATCTTTAATATGGATTCTTCTGTGTGTTTACATCCAGTAAAAAATGCTTTAGAAGGTTTAGCAATATTATATCCTATTTTTCTATCTCTAGAATTGTAAAATTCTACCCAATAGTTTTCTCTTTCAAAAGCTTCTATTCCTTCAGGTACTATTTCTAAAATTTCTTTTGTAAAATTTTCTATACCATATTTTTTAATAGCTCTTTTGAATATTGTACCTGAACCGGCATATTCTTTTATAGGTCTATCATACATATCTTGACCTATATAAATTTTACCATTAACTAGATTGGTTGTTTTATAAATTATCATATTTTATATGGTTCATCGGGTTAACATCTTTATATTTTCTATTCTTTTATTTACTATATTTTTCATAACAGTTAAAAATTTATCATAAATATTTTTATTATAATCTTTAAATAAATATTTATAAACATTTATAAAATGAACCTTTTCAGAATATTTATCAGGATTATTAATTATATTTAAAATATCATCATAAGATAATTTATCATTATAATGTAACTGTTTTACAGTTTCATGCGCATATGCATCAATCTCATATTCATTTGAATAATATTGTTGATCTATATTCATTTTATTTAAATTTATCATAGCATTTGTATTCTTGACATGTTTTCTATAATCACTTAACATTAAATTAGGATTTAATTTATGTTGTAGATAATGTACAGTTTCATGATAAAATGTTATGGACAATTCATTTAACATTTTATGAAAAGTTTTCTCATCGCTAAAAATAAATTTATGAAAAGTTGTGTTATCAAAAAAATTATTGAAATATATTATTATATCATTATTAGCATTAAATGTATATTCACCAGCAACTTTAAATCTCTCATTACCTTTTGGGTGTTTAGTTAAATCAAAAACTACATACTTCATATCATACCCATCAAAAACTATTTTTAAATGATCTATTAGTTCAGAATCACTTAAAAATTTTAATGGTTTATTATTTTTATAATTATTTTCTAAATTTTTAGATTCATATTCTAATATAGTTTTTCTAAATTCTGATATTATATAAAAAAATCTATCGTATTCATCATCCAATAACCTAAAATTTTCAAAAATTGCACTATTATCTAATGATTCTTTTAATTTAATAGATTGTAATTCAGATAAAACTTTTTTATAACCATTTATTCTAAATGTTTTTAATTGTAATAATCCATATTTAGATAATGATATTTTATAATCAAAATTATTTTTTATATAATTAGACAAATTATTATCTAAACCTTCATTTAAAAAATTCTCATATTCTAAAATATATTTCATTAATTTAATCTTTTGTAATTTTTACCAGCTGCATTTCGTATATAATTTACTGCTTTCCCACTAGAATGTTTTAAGATATTTTTAAATTTTTTAATAATAAAATCATTCACATAAAATTCATATTCTACCTTATCTATAAACATATCAATTATACCGTGAGAATTTACTGATACTATTCTAACTACAGGTGATTCCTTTTCGTTTAGAAAATTCTCATATTCTAAAATATATTCCATTTTTGTACGTTTTTATTCAAATAATATATACACTTATATATTTAAAATATTTAATAAAAAAACAAGGAGATTTTTGATGAAAAAAGCATTATTATTGCTTATTAGTTTATTGTTCAGTGCTAATGTTGTATTAGCAGATGGATTTAAAGATGTTAAAACATCATATTTTTGGGGTAGAACATATAGTATTGGATATGAAGATTTGAATCCGGCTATATCAGATAGTTGTTATTTTGCAATTTCTAAAAATGATACAAACTATACTCGATTGACTGATAATTTTGGTTGGAGAGCACCTATTACTAAAGATGTTAGTTTGTCTATTAATTCAATAGGTTCACGTTGGATAAGCTTATACGCTAATCCTAACGGTAGTTGGTTACAATATGAGAAATTCTCAACAACTTTTAGATTTGCTGATCCTGTGACATTTACAGTTGTACCTGATACTATTTATAATGGTGGCAATTATTATTTAACATTTGAAGGTAATGAAGATCAATTACCTCAAACATTACGTATCGAATATTCTTATAATTCTATTGATTGGTCATTTTATACATATGTTGGTAGAGGAATAACACGTAGTTTAAACTTTGAAAATACATTTATTAATAAAAATATAAAATTCAGAGTAACATATATTGATACATCATATTCTTTAGGTGAAACACCTTATATTCCATTTAAAAACTATACACCATACTTTGAATTAAAAACACAAGGTGGTCAAAAGAATTTAAATGATAAAACAAATATTTATTGGGAAAAATCATACGACTTTAGTGTTGTACATTACAAATTATATTTTAATGATACATTAATTGTTAATAATAATTATGTTAGCGATGGTATAGAATTAAATTTTGCAAAAAATGGCAGATATAATGTTGTTTGTTTAGTCGAATCAAAAACACATAGATTTGAAAAAAGTATATCATTTACAGTTGGTGATCCATGTGAAGAAGCAATCAAAACTAATAAAATTTTAAATGATTCTATTGTAAAACTAAATAGAAACATTTCAGGATTAAATACTGAACTATTAACTAAAGATTCTATAATTAGAGTTAGAAATAATAAAATAGAGTATTTAACTAGATTTATTCGTGATAGTTCCACTATTAAATTAATTTACACTAATGATAGTGTTACATCAGTCAAAGATGAGAAATATACTATCGATGTTAGAAATGATTTAAAATTGACTGACAATTTTATAGTTTTACCTGATAATAATACAGACAATATTAAATGGTGGTTGTTTACTTTGGATGGCAAATTAGTGAAATATGGTAATAATCAATATAATAATAAAATTGATATTACAGTTATTAATAATGGTACATATTTTCTATACCTTTCAACAAGCAAAGAATATATAGTCTACAAATTTAATAAATAATTTCACCTTTTCATAATCACCACACCCTCATTCTTTAATTAGAATGAGGGTTTTTTATTTTTAATATAAAAAACTTTTTTAAAAAATACATATATAGTGTATGTCATGTATGTCAAAAAATAAAGGAATAAATATCATGGTTACAAAAGTAACAACTGTTAGAATACCTACAGAGGTGCAAGAATTAGCTAATACTCTTATTTTATATAGAGCTTATAGAAAAAAAGTAAAAGCAGAATCGTTTAGTTCACTGATAAAGAACTTAATAATTGAAGGTTGGGAAAGAGAAAAGAAAATTATTGCTCAAAGTAAAGAGGAAAGATTAAAATGAAAAAGGCGTTAATAACAGGAATTTCAGGACAATCAGGTTCATACCTTAGCGAATTTCTACTTTCAAAAGGATATGAAGTTCATGGAATTATAAGAAGAAGTTCTTCATTCAATACTGGTAAAATTGACCATATATTTGATCAATTGAATTTACATTATGGTGATGTATCAGATTCAGAATCAATATCACACATTATACAAAATGAAAAGCCTGATGAAATATATCATTTGGCTGCTCAATCACATGTCCAAGTATCATTTAATGTTCCAGAATATACTTCAAATGTAACTGGAATAGGAACATTAAGAATATTAGAGGCAATAAGAAGAAGTAACCGTGATATTAAATTTTACCAAGCAAGTAGTTCTGAACTTTTTGGTAGTTCTCCTGCCCCACAAAATGAAATGACACAATTTAAACCACAGAGCCCATATGCAGTATCTAAACTTATGGCTTACTGGAATACTGTCAATTATAGAGATGGTTACGACATATTTGCTTCAAATGGTATTTTGTTTAACCATGAAAGTCCACGTCGTGGTGAAACGTTTGTGACTAGAAAAATAACATTAGGTTTATCAAGAATATTAGCAGGCAAACAAACTACTGTTCAATTGGGAAATTTAAATGCAAAAAGAGATTGGGGTTTAGCTGCTGAATATGTTAAAGCAATGTGGTTGATATTACAACAAGAGAAACCTAGTAATTATGTAATAGGTACTGGTGAATCGCATACAATAAAACAATTTATAGAAGAATGTTTAAATTATATTGGTTTAGAATATTATAATAATGATATTGGTGAATACTTTATTAAAAATAAAAATGAATGGAATATACCAATTGGTCAAAAAATAATATCTAGAAATCCAAAATATTATAGACCTACAGAAGTTAATCACCTAGAAGCTGATATAACAAAAATGAAAAATGTATTAAAATGGGAACCAAAAATTAAATTTAAAGAATTGGTTTCAATTATGATGGATTTTGATATGATGAAAGAGAATTTAATACCAATAGGTGGTAGTATAGAAATAGTTTTAACTCCAGAATTTAATTTTACAATAATGAAATAATTTTGTCACAAATCTTGTCTAAATTTGTGACAAATTAAAATATAAAGGTAATAATATGACAAAAGTTTTCTTCGATACGGAATTTTCGGGGTTACATAAAAATACAACTCTGATATCAATTGGTTTAATTTCAGAATGTGGTAAAACATTCTATGCAGAATTAACTGATTACGATACTACACAAATAGATGGATGGTTACAAACAAACGTTCTTGATAATTTATTATTAAATGATATAAATACTACTAGATATAGTGGAAATAATGATTCATTAGTATTAAAATGCGACACGAAAACATTAGAATTCATGTTAAGAGAATGGCTAAGTCAATTTGAACAAGTTGAAATGTGGTCAGATTGTTTATCATATGATTGGGTCTTATTTAATGATATATTTGGACATGCATTTAATATTCCAAAAAATGTTTATTATATCCCATTTGATTTATCAAGTTTATTAAAAATTTATGGATATGATCCAGATTTAGATAGAAAATTATTTAGTGATTTAAAAAATGAAACAAATCACAATGCATTATCTGATGCTAAAATTATTAAAGCTTGCTATGATAAAATATACAAAATTAAAAATTAAAATGTGTATTATGTATATGGTTATTATGATGAAATTGGTAATCCATTTTACATAGGTAAGGGTAAAAATAATAGAATGTTTTATCATTTATATGAGAGTCAAAATAAAAGAAAAGATAAAACTGTATACAATAAACATAAAACAAATAAGATAAAATCTATAATTGATAAAATTGGTATAGATAATTTTATAGAAAATAATATTAAAATAATATTAAAATAATTATAAGCAATTTTGGTTGGGAACCAAAAGTTAATATAGTTTGGTATAAAACAAGTATTTAAAGATTACAAAAAAGCCCTTAAAAAAAATTTAAGGGCTTTTATCAATCATATTTATTTATTTCTTCTACCATTAGTCATGCCATGTGCTATTCCCAATGCACCAGCACCTATCATTGCTGTACCTAATGCATATTTGCCAGAATGTTTCTTAAAATGTTTTGAGATTTTACCTTCATTAATATATTTAGATACCACAGAAGCTAAACATTCTATAGTATTACATTCCGATTCACTTAATATTTTTTTTAATGTATTCATATATGGTAAATTATTTTTAAAATTTATCTGATAAGAATTTACCAGTTTTACCTATCTATTTATAATAGTTATTTATTTTATTTTTATATATTTAAGTTATTAGAACTTAATGATATAAACGTGTTAGATTTACCTTTTGAAATTTTCTTCCAGCCTTTAGCACCACCACATTTAATTAATTGTGTATAATAAGAAAAACAATTAGCATTTGGATGTGTTGGATCATATCTATCCCAATATTTGAGAACATCAAATGCAGCTTCAGCCATAACATCCTTTTTATCTTCTTCGTGTTGATATCTCATTTGTCTTGGAATTTCTTTTACCATTTTTAATAAAAGTTCAACTGCTCTATCAGTTAAAACTTTATTTTCTAATGAAATTAATATCTCAGCTTCTAATTCTTTTCTATTTACATAATTTGCCATTATAAATTCCTTATTTAATATTTTTAATCTCGTTATTTATAGATTCTTTAAATGATTTTAATTTTGTTATTACAGAATTAATTGTTTGGTCATTTATTTTACTGTATGATTCTAAATACTTTTCTAAATCACCTAAACTATTAATATTTGCATCTATCTTGGAAATTATATCATTTAATATTTTTTTATCATCTTTTATAATTTTTTCATCAGGATTAACTATAAATTTTCTATTATCATCTTTATTAGATTTAAATTTACCTTTAACACCCCAATTAACGTTATCGCTAGATGCAGTTGGTACTAATTGTTCTTCATTTGTTTTTAACCATTCTTCTAATGATAATATCATAATTAAAAATATTTTTAAAATTATTTACCGCTATTTAATTTCTTTGCAGCATCTTTAGCCATTTTAATGATATCATCATTCGTATTTGGTTCAGCTGTTGTAACTTTTGGTTTAATTTTAAATTTAAAACCAGTTCCACCCTTTTCTATTTCAAAAGATTTAAAATCTTCAGACATTTTACCTTTTAATTCATCGGAAGCTTTTTTAGCAACCTTTTCAATATCAGATAATTTGGAAGCTAATTCATCTTTTATAATTTCTAAGGCATCTTTTGGTAATTCTAATGTGGTACCCTCATCTGTTAAAAGAGAAACCATACCAGTAACACCATTAATACTTGTAACTTTTGCTACTATGCCACTACTTTTAACTTTAACTTGATCATTAACCTTTAATGAACCATCATCCTTTACAATACTATCAACATCAGATTCATTCATCTTTTGTTTACAATCATTTATTACAGTTTGTAATGATTTTAAATCTTGGTCTAATGTTTGTGCAAATATTTTAGATTTAAATTCTTGCTCATCTCTCATATCATTATAATACAAGATTGTATACCATTTACCATTTTTAGAATCATTTTTTTGTTTAACAAAACAAACAACATCTGTATGATTTACATTTAATGTTAATTCATTTGGGTATCTATTTAATGCTGGTGGTAATGCTGCACCTGGAAAACTTTTAGTAATTAATTTTTTCTCATCATCTGTAAAATCCAATAAAACTTGTCCGGAGAAAAATTTTACTATTTTTGCACCAATATCTCTCATCACACCTTCATTTAGTTCAGATTCTCCAATTGGAGTTTCTTTTTTAGCAGAATCTATTTTATTTTGTAATTTATTTTTAAATTTATCACTAACATTATATTTAGGAGAAAAATTTTTATATGGTGTAAATTTTGTATCGAAATTTTTACCACCGGTAACATTATGATCTATTTTTGTAGAAGGATTTGATGTATTTTGTAATTTAATTATAGCAACAGAAATATCATTATATTTTGCTTTTAATGCTTCTATTTGTTCATTAATTGTTTTAATTATACCTGACTCTTCCAATTTATTAACAGGTAAAAGATTTTTTTGTTTAACGATATCAATTTTTTTAAATTGTTCATTTAATAATTCGATAGCATTTTGTATATCTTCTTGTGTTTTTCTTAATTTTGCTATCTCTGCTTGATCACCTTCTAAAAATTCATAAAGAGTTTCGCTTATATCATAACCCATATGTTCCAGAATTTCATTTCTAACTTGTAGGCACGTACCTTCTTTAATGTTATTGACATTCATTGCTGGATTAGTTAAATGAACATAATAATCCTCATTTAATTTAAATAAAGTTGCGGATAATCCTGTAAATTTATTACTATAAATTTCTTTACCAAAATCTATATTAATCAATGTACTGAAGTTTTCCCAAATTTTATTAATAACTACTAAATCATTTCCATATGATGTAAATAATCCACATTGTGCTAAAAATGCTCTAGGCTCATTACCGTTGATCTCCTTTTCATTTAAAAATGCTTTATTTGTTCCATCCGGATGTTGTTTGAATGCAATAGTTTCTTTTCCTAATTTAATAGTCAAAGTATTTTCATTAACAAATGTTTTTCCACTTGATAAGTATTTAGAAATTTGAATATAATCGGAAGGTAATTGATTATATTTTTCTTCTGATAAAACACCAAATTTATTATTTTCTAAATTATAGAAAACACCATTATGATAAAATGTTTTACTTTTATCTTCATTTACAAAAATAAATGAATTTATCGGTTTAACTGAAAAATTACTATTTTCTTTTAATAAGAAGTCGTTTTTATTATCAGAATGTTTTTGAAGAATAGTTACCAATTCTCGCATTGTTGGTTCAAATTGATATTTATTCATTTCATTCATCAGCTCATTTCTAGTAATAGTACCTAAATAGACATATTCATCTATCATTTCTAAAATATTACCATATAAACTATTATTTCTATTATTTTGCAAGATTAGTTTACCTCGTAATAAACTTAAACTTTCATTATTTTCTGCAATATATGAAGTTATTTTCTTAATATGTTTATCTACTTGTGGTAAATAATCAAACGGTTTAACAGTATTTAAAAAGTGCTCTACAATATAAGTAACAGGTTGAGTTTTATTATCATATACAACTTTTAATTGATTTAAAGATGTTGCTAAAAATGGATTAGAATTTAAAATATTAGGTTGTAATATTTCAGATAAAGCTTCATTGATGCCAATATCATTTAATTCATCTATTCTATTTTCTACTCTAATAAATTCTACGATTAAACTTGAATGTTGTTTAATCTTATTTAGGTTTTCCAAAATTATTTTTCTTAATGATGGATCATTATCAGGTAAAGAAGTTTCAAATATACCTTTGCATGATTCCTTAACAGAATCTAATTTAGTTGTATCAATCAATTTTACAATTCGTTCTTTGAATGTTTTCATGTATTAATCTAATTTTTAATATTTCGTAATAAACTTATATATTATTATGCTTGAAACGTTTAATTTATTTTTTATAATTAAGCGTTAGTTATGCTATTAGAAGTAGAAGGTATTGTTATGATTTCTTTATCAGTTATTATTGATCTATTTGGTATAATAGTATCATACATAGGATCTTTAAATACTCCTACAGTATTTTGACCAAAATGTCCATCAGCATCTATTGGATTATAGAAATCTTCAATTCTCTGACTCTTCAAGAAATCTAAAGATTCATCTATAACTGGTAAATATGTTTCAACCTCTAATGAGAATGGAATAGTTCTTATTGTATCATCAGCATATGAATGTTCAAATGTTCTTTCTAAACCGCCACTCTCTGGGAAACCTGTTTGAGCTTTGATTGTAAAACCACCAAATAAAAAATAAAAAACTTGAGTTCTATAAAAAACTTCTAACATTTTTTGTACAATTTTCAAAGCATTTAACTCACCATCTATAGTTATTTTACATTCAAATGATAAATCTAATGGTATATGATTTAATGGTGCATTGTGTGTTATTAAATTACCATCATCATTTTCTTTTCTGTATTCACCACGTTCAAATCTATTTATTAAAGATGATGTATTTATATTTATATTTGTTAATCGTATAGCACCCCTTGGTATTCTATCAGTATTGCCTTCTGTTATTTTTAAATCAATACAATCATCTAATGAATCACCAAGGTAAAAATCTTGCATAAACCTTTCATCACCAGTAAGATCGTAAAAGAATGGTATAGGTATAGTAGTATACTCTTTATCACCGGTTCTATTCCAAACACTGATTTTATTATTTAATACATTTAATAAACCAATTGCTGCTGCTCTGAAAAATACGTCATCGAAATTATATCTATGATTGATAGCCATATTTAATATATTTTTTGTATTACATATATATTCAAATAAAAAAAAGCCACTATTAGTGGCTTTAAATTTAAAGGAGTATTTTTTTAATAAAAATCAATTAAACGTTGTTTTGATACTATAACTTCTTTATAAGTATTATCATTATCATCAAAATAATTTAAAACTATTTCATCCTTACCAACACCTATTATTTTTGCAGGCTTTTCACCATCAAAAAGATCTGCATGATAAACATATCCTTCAATTTGTTTATTTTTCTTAAAATTATCAACTTCTTTGGATAGTGTAAATGTAGAATTTGTTTTTTCTTCTTTTTTTCTAAATAATATTTGACCATCTTCTGATTTTTCAATTGTAACAGGTATTGATATTTGGTATAATATTTTCCAAGGACCAAATATAGAAGTATGTTCTTCTTTAGCTTTTGTACCAATTAATATTTTTTCAGGTTCACTCATAATATTTCTATAACTTTACCATAAACTAATTTTGTCCAACCATTTATACCACCTTTATTATTACCAATTAATAAACCTCTGTCATTATTTTTAGCTTTAACTAAATGAGTTAAAAATTTTCCTTTTATTTTACAGTAGACTATATCACCTATATCGCATTCATTCCATTTAATTGGTGACAATTTGTGTTCTTGTCCTGATTTTATTAAAGGTACCATTGAATTACCCTTTTCACTGGTAACAAATGTTTCACCATTTAATAATTTTTCATATTTGAAATTTTTATACATCTTCTTCTATTATTTGTTGTTTAGAATTATCAAAAATAGCTAAATAATCATCATCTCCAAAATCGGACGATAATTTCATCATAGTATATTCTTTACCAATAAATAAATCCGAATTTAAATCTAAATCACAACAATACATTCCATCATTCCATTCATCTAATGTAAATCCATATGTTAAAACACCACCATCTATAGACCAATAATTTTCTCTATGATCTTCTATAATATATGTCATGTGCCTATTTGGTACATTAAAATATTTATAGATTGATTTTATTTTTTTGTAGTATTCATCTAATAGTTTCATTTTTAAATCCTATTCAAATTTTGCAAAAAATAATGTGGTTTCGTGTGTTTTACAAAGAAATGATTTTTTATAATTTCTTCGAAATGTAAATGCTGTCAATGCTGATCTATTAACTGTTATCAATCTATCCCATAATACAAATCCATGTTTACGTGCAGCAGTTTGAAACATATAATCCATATCAATTATACCATTTTTACCATCCCTTTTAGAACCAACGGTTATAGCTACTAAATGTATTGGAGCTTTATTTTCAGAATCATTTTCATCATTTTCATAAAATGAAGGTTTAATTAATCTATATAAATGACCAAACATATTATCTATTTTAGCATCAAAATCTTTAGTATTCATATATGATAAATCACCATCAACACCAGAATATTTTTCTGCATCATAGTATGGTGGACATGATAAAATCATATCAAACATATCTTTATCATTTTTATAATGTTCTAATTCTGTACCATCACCACAATGAAATGTATAATTTTCTTTTTTGAAACCATTTCTTTCTGATAATTGCTCATTAAGTCTAATTGTTTCTGGATCAATATCATAACCAACATAACGTCGTTTCATTTTTAAACACATCTGTGAACGACTTGCTCTACCAGAAAAAGGATCAAGAATTAAATCATTCTCTCTAGAATAATATTTTAAAAGAAAAACTACCTGATCTGGTATATAAATACTTTGTCTTAGTGATTGTCCAGATAAAGAAGCTTTACTTTTCATACCTATATCACCAACAGTATTAACATCACCATCTTGAATATAAGACATTAATTCTTTACTTTTATCAAATTCCATAACTGATGTTGGAATTTTACCAAATTCTTCTTTAAAATCAAATTTATCCTGACCTCTATCAACTTCACTAGCTTCAAATAGTGTTTTTATTTTTGACATATCATTTGTTCCATTAATTTATTAGGAGTTTCTCTACCATAATATTCTGATATACTATTAGTAGAGTTGTTAAAATTTCTTAAACATGATATAAGATGTTCTGCTAATATATAATCTGGAGTATTACTTTCTGATTCTTTATTATATGAGTTTAATAATTTTATTAAATCTCTACGAAATTCTTGGTCTTTTGGTATTATATCATCTATTATAATTCTATTTAAATTTTTTAAAGATTCTAAAACACCATCTATCACATCCGCAAATGAAATATTTTCTTCTCCAGTAAACCATCTTTCAATTATAGTATTATTTGTATTAAAAATATTACCATCATATTCCGAATAAATTATTACAAATGTACTATAAAATTTACCAGTTGATATTTGTCTATACCACCTTTTATATTTAACACCGTTGACAATAACACAAGATGGTAATTTATCATTACAAGCATTTTTAAATATTTCAATTAATTCTTCATCAGTCATATCATTTGTTCCATTTCTTATAATTACGAACTACATTTTTGGGTACAATTTGTATATTTTCTTTAAAATCATGTATCTCTTGAATTGACAATGCTGGTCCTATTGCTATAATTCTCCAAGGTATACCATCCCAAATATCATTTATTTTAAATTCTAAAAATCCATCAGGATATACAATATGATGTTCATGAATCCATCTAGTTAAAACTGTATTATTGGATGATATCTTACATTGCATATATTTATCAAGAGTTTTATCATCATGTATTGTAACAATAGTATAATCTGTATTTCTATATTCCGCTATACCTTTTTTCATTATTGTATTTGTTTTTTTCTATGGTTTACCATTTCTTTAAATTTCGGCAATACACTTAAATTTGGTTCTATATAGACTGGTTTTTTAAAAACATCATTATCATTTACACCTTCTGATATTAAATTTACAGGAGCTATTGAAATTATACCACCAGGTATTATTTTAATATTATCAGTGGTCATATGTTTAAGTAATAAACCATAAGTTAATATTTGTTTATTAAATTTTTCTAATTTATCTTTACCTAATTTAGAAGAAGTTTTTATATCAAAAATTTTATAAACATTTTCATCTATTTTTGTAATTATATCAGCTGTACCGGCTATCAATAATTTCTCTGAACATAATTTTATTTCTGACCATGTATTTTCAGGATTAATACCTAAGTTTTCAAAGAATTTTGATTCTAAACATGATTCAGTTTCACCAGTTAACCATTTTTCTATACTATCATGTTTTGTTTTACCACGTGTACCAGTAGACTCCCATAATACAACAATATCTCGTGGATCTAATCCATAATATTCAGAATTTGGATTTTTAGAAACTTTTTTAGCTATTTCATATGAATTAAATTCTTTATCAAAAGAAGAAAGCCATGTGGTGACTCCAATAACATCTTTACCATTCAAATAATATTCATGTAATTCTTCATCGAATGTTAAATTATTATTTATATAGGGAAATGTTTCTTTTTTCAAATTATTATTGTATTGTTATGGACGAAAATTCATTAGTCTTTTTTACTAATATAACTTTGTCAAATAAATTATTATCAAGAACAGCATGATGAACTACAAATATATGCATTGCATGTTCAATTGCTAATTTATTTAATATTTTTAATATATGTATTGTAGAATTTGTATCTAATGATGCTAATAATTCATCTAAGAATAAAAGGTTTAAGCCTGGATATCTAGATTTCATTATTTTAATAATTGCTACTATAACTGCAAAATCTAATTTTTTATTCTCACCAGAACTTAATGTTGAATGGCTTATTTCTTTACCAAGATGTGTTATTTTAGCATTGAATTCACTATCAAATTCCAATTTAAATTCGAGACCCAATTCTTTAAGTAGTTTTTGAATTTGAAAATTCATACTAGGTATAATGGTATTGATTGCCATCTGTTTTATACCCTTTTCACTTAATAAGTCATCTACTATCTTGTAGAATTTTTGTTTGTTTTCTATTTTACTTTTATTCTTTAAAACAACATCTAATTGTTCTTTACTATCTTCCACCAATTTATTCATTGATAATGTCTGTTTATCAATATTATCAGAACGATCTATATTTCTTAATTCTTTTAAAAGATTATCATTTTTTAAATCTATTTTTTGAATTTTGGAACGTATATTTTCCTGTTTTTCTCTTAATTCATCTCTTTGTTTATTTTCTTCTTTTAATTCTGCTTGTAATTCTGAATTAATGAATGATGCGTTATCATAATTTTTTTGATATTCGTGCAATATTGAAATGTGTTCATCATCTTGTAGTGGAGTACCACATTCAGGACATTTTTCTTGCTTAAATAAATGTATTTTATCTTCTAATTTACTAATATTTATATTATTAGATTGTATCTTTTTTTGAAGATCTTTTATAGAAGAATTTCTTTGTGTAAGAATATCATTTAAATCTTGGAGTTCGGATGATACATCAAGTTTAAGTTTTTTTAATTTTTCTATATTTTTTTGTATTTCTTCTTTTTTAGAAGAAGTATCATTTATAATATTTTCCGATAATTTTTCTAATTCTTGAGTTGCTCTATCTATTTGTTCTGTTAAAATAAAAGTCTTAGTAGTTAAATCTTTGCTAGAATCTTTTATCTCTTTTATATCAATTTTTAATAAATTATACATATCATTTATAATGGATAGACCAAAAATCTTATCTATTATATCTATTTTATCTTTATTAGACATCTTAATAAAGGATTTGAAATCATTTATTGATAATGTTATAATATTATTAAAAAGATGATATGGTATTTTTATCCATTCATTTTCAATATATTCTTGTATACTTAATTTACCAGCTTTATCACTAATATCAAAGTCACCATTAATGGCTACTCTAAAATAGTTTGGTGAAAGTCCGCGTTGTATAGTTAAAATATGGTTATTTATTTTTAATTCTATTTCACCTTCACATTTTTCATTTAATCTATTTGGTATATCTTTCAATTTCTTATTTGATATTTTACCATAAATTAAAAATTGAAACATCTCAAATATAGTACTTTTACCATGACCATTACCACCAGCTATCAATGTAGTACTATTAGTTACAGTTGTAAAATCTAATTCTAACCATTCATTACCATATGAACCAAAATTTCTAACCTTAGCTTTTAGTATTTTCATTTATTTTTCCTTATTACTCTTCCTCTTCTACATTAACTACTTTATTATACAAATATTGAACTTTTTGTTTAAGTAGATTTTTCATCTTATCACTAAAGTCTAAATTATCAACATACCTATTAGAAAAATCTATAATGTCAAAATTTATCAATTCACTTTCATTTGTTATATTAGTAACATCTATATCAGTATCAGTATTATCCAATATTATATTTAACTGTCTATGCTCCTTAGAAAGTTCTATTAGTTGGTTCAATGGTATAGACGTACTTTGTTCTGTAGTGACTATAATGTCTACAAAATTGTTTTTCGTCAAGCCTTGAAACTCTCCAAGCGTTTTTTCAAGCAATAAAGAGAGTTTAAACTTCAAAAAACGTGGACTATATGTATTCTCTATAAACTTTAAATCATTTGAGTTTGGATCAAATAAATAAACACCTTTAGAATTTCCAGAGTCCCCTCTTGTTAATTGATAAGGACATCCTAATAAATTTACATTCTTTTTTGATTGTCTATAATGTATATGTCCATTAAATACTTTTAAATATCTATCAAATAATGATATATCATTTGTATCATTTATAGCATTTGATAAACTATTAAATTTAAAACCATTAATATCAAGATGACAGAATAAATAATCACTTGTATTATTTAAAATGGTATCACGTTCTACTTCATGATTGGCTCTCCAAGGTAACATAAACAATGTCTTACCATTATCTAATGTTATTATTTCTGGTTCTTGAATAACAGTGATATTATTGATATGATTTAATATTCTTAAAGAATGTATATCATTAGTTGACTTATTGTAAATATCATGGTTGCCAAGTATTATGTAAACTGGAAGTATGGTTGATATTTCTTGAAATATATCAATAACTTTATTTAAAACTAATAAATTGATGCTTTGTCTGGAATCACATAAATCACCACAGTGAACTAATATATCATTTGGCTGTACATTTTTTCTTAAATATGGTATATACCAATCATAAAAAAAATCTTCCATTATTTTTAACCATTCCATAGAATTACTTCTTACACCTATATGTGTGTCCGAAATTATATGTATTTTATTAACATTCATATTTAATCACAAATAAACCAATCGAATTCTAAAGTTTCTGGCAAAAGTATTTCTTTATTTTTTTCGTTTTCTATTTCATATTTTTTCCAAACATCTAAAACTAATTCAAATAAACAACCAATTGCTTTTTTAAAATTATCAGTTTCAGTTATATTATTTAATTCTTCTGTATTTAATATTGCAACATGATAAGAATCAATAAAAGAATCTGTATGTTGTGGTATTGATATTCCAACAATAGAATATTTTAATGATTCTGAAGTTAAACAAGTTGAATTTAATCCATATTCTAATGTAATTTTATTATCAACATTATCATATTTATCAAAATAATCATCACTATTAAGTAATGACATTAAATCAAATGGTACTTTAATACCATATATTAAATTAAAACTATCAGTATTCATTTTTTAAAAGTAATTTTGGTTTAATTTTGCTACATATATATCATATGGATACATTGTATTATATTGCAATGTTGTTGGTAAATTTGATCTTTGTTCTTTGCATGGAATTTGTATCAAATTACCATTTGTTTTAATTTTTTCAGTTAGAATATAATCAATACCTTCTACTTTAAAAACTTGACCAATTATTAATTGATCTGGTTTCGTATTATAAAATTTATCATTCATCTTTTTTTGTGTTTTTTAATTCTTCATTAAATTCTCTGGCATAATCTACAAATTCTTGTTCATATTTAATAGTCAAAAAATTACCTAACATTTGTATGGCTAAATCTTGACCTTTAACATAATCGAATAACGCTTTAACTGTTGAACCTAATGTATTTATATGTTCTGCTAAATCATGTATAACTTGATCTTCATCATTCATTTTTGTGTCTCCCTAATTGTTCTAAATTATAAATTAACATATCATCACTATTAACTGGTATGAAAAATTGAACTATACCTTTTGATGCTAGTCTTAATTGACCTAAAACTTTTCCTTGAAAAATTACACCACTTTTACTTTCGTTTAGAATTGGAGTTGTTATAATAGTAGTTTTTTGGAAAATTAAACTATCTTTTGCTATTATTTGGTAATCATTTCCAGCAACTAATGATAATGGTGAAAGTCTCCTTAAAACAATATCATTATAAATACCTTCTCTTATATTTACTATACCATTAATGATATTAATATCAACCTCTTCATCTGAAATAGTTAAATTATATAGATGTTGTGGATTATCTATTTTTATTTGGTATACTTTATCTTTATTTATCATTGTTTTAAATATTTACATGAATATAATTTTCATTATTAATAGTATCATATTCCATAATTTTTAATGTATCCTCGTGTACAAAATTTATTACATTATATTGATTTGTTATAGTTTTATAATTATTCTCATCTTGTTGATTTATATTAAAAAAAATATCAAATGCATCATATGTAAATGTAGCTTCTAAATTTAAATCATTATTAGAATTTACATTTTTTGATAAATTTAAAATATCATTAAAAAATAATATTTTTAAATTTAAAAATTGATAAGATATATAAATGTCACCATTCAAATCATGCAATGCAATACCAATACCAGGCAAAATTATTTTTGAATATTTCAATATCAATTGAACATGTTTCTATATTTTTTTTAAATAAATCGCATGTTGTTTTATTAAAATATTTATTATCAAATATTTTAACATGAAATAAACTTATATCTACATTTTCATATTTTTCTTTTTTCATATTTAGAATAATTTTATAATATTATCATTTTTTAATCTTTTATGATCTTTATTTAATTCTTGTATCAGTTGTATTTTAAATTCTGTTGGTATAACATCATATAATATTTTATAATTAGCACTTAAAAAATTTGCTATACCTATAAATATTTCTACATTGGTTATGGTGGGATCTAATATCTGTAATTTTATATATGAAAAAATTTCAGAAAGCTCTTGTTTTGGTATATTCTTTTTAATATTATTAGAATAATATTTTTGCCAATATGTACCATTATAAATTTCTTCTATCATATCATTCAATGCTATGTTTCTATATTCATCATAAGAATTATATTTTTCTGATGACTGAGAACCATACCATGAATCATCAACTTTAATAGATTTAAAGGATTCATATTCTATTTCTCCTCTATTTAAAGTGTTATCTAATATCTTATCATTACCATTTCTATTTCTTTGACGTTTTATTGATTTTTTTAATTCGTCAATTTCTTCTTTTGTAAATATTATCATAAAGGTATTTTTTTTATCGAGTTAAATCTTCAAAAGAAGAATCGGAACTAAAATATGTTCCAGATTCCATTTTTTCAGTTATTCTCATATGTTCATAATCTATATGAAAATGTTTTCTATCTTCGCTAGTGGTAGCATCTCTCAATGCTAATGCTTTTAAGATATAAGTATTTTCTAATTTTTGCATTTCATCTTGCATAATTCCAAAAACAGCATCGGCTGTATGTGCAATACCCATAGATTCTGAGATACTTTCAATGGTAATATCATTTGAATTAACTGCCGCTCTATTAACTTGAGTAACTGTAACTATGCACCAATTATTTCTGGTTGCCATACCCCTCAAATCTTCTGCTATTCTTTTTATTTTCAAATATGTACTATCTGAATTTGGATTTCTCCAATCCTGCATTAAATTGATATAGTCTATAACTATCAATTCAAATTTTTCACCCTTTGCTTCCTCTAATTTTTGTAAATATCTCTCTACATCTGGTACACCAGTAGTCGATGCTGGATATTCCTTTACTATTAATTTACCTGGTATTGCTGTTAATACATCTAAAGTAATATTTTCTAATTTATCCTTTATTCTTGTTTCTTGTTCTGCATAAGAATAATATGTACTTATAGGTATATTTAATAAATTAGATCCTAATCTTTTAATTACACCTCTATCTCTTAATTCAAATGAAACATATGATGTATTGATACCAGATTTTACAGCATTAACTGCTAAATTACTTAGCCATATTGATTTACCAATCTTACTTTTACCTGCAAAAACAACCAATGTTTTTCTTTGTAATCCACCACCCAGACATTGATCTATAAATGGATATCCGGAAGAAAATGTATCATTTATTAATTGTTTATGACTAGCTGTATCAAAAAAATCTAATCCTAAATCAAAATCTAAATTTATATTATTTCTGGTTAATATAGTATCTTTTACTGTTTGTACAACTTTTTTAATATTGGTTGAATCAACTTTTGTCGATTGTAAATAATCCGAAGTATCTACTATACTAGTTACTAATGTTTGATATTCTATCCAAAATTCTATAGTTTCATCTACCCAATTATTATCATATTCATTTATATCCAAATCAAATATAGAATCTAATTTTGATTCCGTAATATCCTTTATATTTCTTTGATTTATGATTTGAAATAATTGTTGTTTTGTTGGTACATTTTTATATTTTAAAGTAAATTCTTTATCTAATTTAAAGATTATTTTAATATCATTATTACTAAAATATTGTGGATCAGTTAAATTATAAAAATCAATCTTTTTACGTATAGCATGGTATAAAATTTTCTCTTGGGAAACATCTAACATATTTTTTCTTTCAATTAATTTGGTAATAAATCGTGTCTTAACAAGAATTCGTAAATATCATTTTTATTAAATCTATATAATAAATGATATAATAATTCTTCATCACTCAAAACTAAATCATCAACATGTAAATTTAATTCTTCTTTACAAACATGACCACAATTTGGACATTCACATTCAATATCAATTGTTTTCATAATAAAAAATATTTTCTATATTTTTATAACCATGCTCTATTAAAAGTTTTTTGGCATGATTTATTCCATTATAATCATTTTCTATAATTATAATACAATCTTCACTAATATGTGGTATAAATTTTTGTAAAATTGATGTTTTGAAATCATTAAATGGTTCTCTAGCTGAATACCCACCACCATTTAATATTAAAATATTAACTTTTATATCATCGTCAACTATTAATTCTGGTTTAGAACTACTAAAATTATACAACTTATATGTTCCATTCATTATAGAAGCCCATTCTGAAAAAATGAATGTGTAATCACTATTTGGTGGATAAGTGTGTGAAAAACCTATAGGTCCATTAGGAAATAATTCACCATCTTCTATAAATCTAGATTCTAAATGTATTGTGACATTTTTAATTTCTATTATATTTGACTTTTTATCATTAAAACCTTTTTCAATCAAAAAATCAAATATTTTATGAAATATACTACCATAATAATCATCTAATTCATTTTCTATGGTATCTCTTATACGATTAATATGTTCAATATTATTTATTTCCATGGATGGTCAATTAATTTATAATTATTAGTCTTTTTATTATTTTGTACGTTTAATATGTAATTTTGTTTAATTAAAATACGTAATAAATTTTCTAATTTATCATTATCAATTTTAAATGATAATGAATGTTTAATATGATTTAATGTTACTTCTTTATCACTTAAAATATCATCATCATTTGACAACTCATATAAAAGATCTGTTGCTGTTGGTTCTTCATTTAAACTTTTATAAACGTTTAAATGATATTTTAATTCTAATTTATCTTTATTTATTGGTTCCATTTTAATATCTACTAGGAGTATTTGTTGGAAATGTAGGTTTTTTAGGATATAATGGAAATCCTATCTCTGATAAATCTATAGTATTTGAAACTCTTGTGCCAGAATTAAATTTAGTTTTATATTTTTTAGATTCTGGTAATATTAAATCATTCATCCTTATAAATTCTGGCGATTCGGTATTTATAAATTTATCATATTTTATTTTTTTAATATATTCAAAATCATTTAAGTTTTTTATACCAAAAAAATATAAAAATGCTGAACCAAAAAGTACTAATAAAACAAACGGTTGTATAGGTGGTGGCATATTAAGTATGAATATTATAAATAGTATATTAAATCCAATTAAAAGTAATGATGATATTTTTTTAATATCATTTATAGTTTTATCAAATTTATTTTGATCGTTTTCTATTCTTTTTTCCCAATCGTACAGATGAACTTCATTAGATATCAATATAATATTTTTATCCTCATCATTTAAATCTGAAAAGGAAATATCATACATTTCTTGTTCTCCAAAATAATGTTTAACATTATCCATCTCTCTTTTATATGAATCTGTTAAGTATGGTCTAATTGGTACTGGAATAGATCTTCCCATATTTAGTTTTTCTTCTATTAATCTAATATTCCTATCATTTTCTTCCTGCTCTTTTCTTTTTAAGAAAGAATCAGACTCTTCTTTTATCTCTGGAGGAATCAGGAGTTGATCTTTATAATTATGTTTAGATGATAATGATACAAGTTCTGTTTTATCATCTATAAAAACTGATATAATACCAGCTTCTTCTGTAATATATTCGGTTTCCTTCTGTAAGGCACTAATAGGTATATCTAAAAATGAACTTATAGATTTAGACATAAAATCAACTTTTTAATAAAATATCATCATCGTCATAATCTAATATTTCACCAGTTTCTGTATTAATACCGATAATCTCATCTATTTCTTCCATCTGAGCTTTCATTGGATCAGGAAACTCAAAAATAACTTTTATCTTTTCATCCAATTTACGAAGAACTTCATCTGTAAAAATAGTAGAAGACCAAAGTTCTTTAGCTTTAATATGTTTATTTAAATGCTCTATTGCATAATATTTTGGCGTTTCTGATGTATCTTCTTGATATACACCATCTATAAGTTTGCCTTTACCAATACCACACGTTTTATAATCTACATAATTTTCTAATCCAACATAAGGGTTCATACCTTTCAAGAAAGAGATATGAAATTTAATTGGAATTTCTCTTGTAAATCTAGACTTCTTTAATTTAGAAGTAACTATAATACCTGTTTTAGTTACATTATCTTCTTTTAATTGAGCCTTAGATAGCATTAGTGTTACTGACGGATTATATTCAGCACCGCCACCACCACCAATAACATCTTGTGTTATAAAACTACCAATATCTTTATGTGTATGATTAGTAATTACACAAGGTATTTTTAAAATACCAAAATCTCTAATCATAACTCTAAATAATTTTTTAATTTCTGCTGGTCTTGTCATATCTTTTTTATCAGCACCACTTAGAGTATCAGCTTTTTCTTTTGAAGTAGAAAGATTACCTAATGAATCTAAAACAACAAATATTTTTGGCATTTCTCCGCCACTTTTACGTTGAATATTTAATTGTTCTGCAATATTTCTCAATAAGTTTATAGCCATACTAATATCATCCACTGGTTGATAATCGACCAGTTCTGAATTAATACCAAAACGTTCCATCATATCAATATCAACTGCATTTTCAGTATCTATCCAAATGATATAATATCCCATTTTTTGGGCTTCTCTGGCAGAATTCAATGCTAAATATGTTTTACCTGTATTGTGTGATGATATACCCATATTATCAAAACCTGTACCTGCCCAATATCTATGATTTTCATGCTCAACTTCAAAATCATATACTATTTCTTTATCATTATTAGTTACAATATCAATAATTTTTTCTAATCCATTTTTAGTAAGAATATTATCACCTATAGATAATTCATCTGCATGATACCAACCATTATCAGTTTCTATCAAATGATCATTTGAACATGAAAGTTTATTTTTATAATTTTCTGTAAAAATATTTTTAATAACTCTTTCATTTTTTATCCAAAAATCACCAATTGATTGGTAACCATCAGGTGTATCAATTATTATCTCATCTTCTTTATGATTATAAATTAAATCTTTTATTGGTATTGTTTGTTTATTTTTTTCTATTATACCATAAAAATCATTTTTAATGCAATCTAAATCATGTATAACATAATGAGGATTATAATATAATATCTCATTCAACATCTCTTGTTCTGTAAAATTCATTTTTTATTTCCTTTAATATAAAATTTAATTTATCAAATTTTTCATAATCATAAATAACATAATATTTATAATTATTGTTTAATGCACAATATTTTTTAAGAGTTTCTTTTTTTATTGTTTCGTAATAATTATCTTTAGAATATGGATGTTTCCATACATTTTTTTCATCTTCTGTTAATAGAAGTGATGGATGTACATGCGAGCCATTATATTCTATAATAATTTTTAATTCTGGTATACAAAAATCATAAAAATATATTTTATCATCTATATTTAAAAAAATTTCAGAATCTTTATATAAGTATATCAAATCTAAATTTAATTCTTTTATTATAATATCAAAATATTTAACTGATTCGTTTGAATAAAATCTTACATTATTATTTCTAAATTTTTTCAAAGCTATAGATGTTTTTTCTTCTATAGTTTTATTTTTCATTTTTTCAACCCATTTAGATTGTCTATCATAGAATTTTTTTGTACCTTCAATTTCACCATATTTAAGAATACATTTTTCTAAAGTAAATGTCGATTGTCTATCAATCAATAATTTATAAGCTTTTTCTATATCATTATCAGCATATTGCATCCAATATTCAAGAGTTGTATTATATTGAATTTTATAATTATGATTTATTTTATTATTTTCTTTTCTTGATGCTGAACCTATAGATTGTCTTTTTTTAAGTTGTAATTTAGCTTCATCTATAGTATAAAATATACCAGTAATTGGATTTATTTTATCTAAAAAATAATCATATCTTAATGATGAACCTTTTTTTAAATTTATATTTTTTATTTCAACATCAGAATATTTAGAATTAAATGTATTATTCATTTTTGTATGAATATCATCGTATAATTCTTTTCTTTTTATAATAGCATCATAATAACTCAAAGAGTATTTTTTTTGAATTTTTTCTATACTCAAAGTTTTTTGCAATTTACTAATCAATTCGGAACCTTCACTAATAGAATAACCTCTATTAATATAAAAATCTATAGATTTATTGGACATTATAGGTTCAAATCCTAATAATCTCATATCAAATCTAGATAATAAAGTTATTTCTTTAGATTTATATTTACCATATAAATCTAAATATTTAACATACTTATCATTTAAAAAATCTAAATTATTAGTATTTAATATACTATACATCTTATTTAATTCCTTTACAAAGGAATCAAAAGTTAATGCATAATCATTATCAAAAAATATTTTCTTTCTATTCATATTAACTTTTTTATTTTATATATTAAAAAAGTTAACCAGAATGTCTAGCTTTCAGTATTTATTTTTCTATCTCTTTTCAAAGTTTTCATTATATAACAATCAATTGTTTCACTACCAGGTAAACATCCACTTTGACCAGCAATCATAGTAACTCTACCTTCTGGTATACCTCTAAAAAGACTTCCAGTTACTTGTGCATTTAATAAATAATTACCTAATGGAATCCACGCATTAATTTTACTAAATGGATTATTTTTTAGCACTGAACTTTCTGGATTGATTTTTGTCAAATGATTGCAAAATGTTGCAAAAGAAAATGGTGCACTTTCTGTTCTTTTAGCCATAATTATTTCTTTGTATATTGTTCGTTATTAAATGTGCCAATTTTTTTGGCAATGTTATTATATTTTTCAGTAAGAAACGTGTGTATCAAGCTCTCCATAGCTTCATCTTCTGTATTATAGAATAAACTATACTCATTCATTATAAACCAAAACCATGACTGTTCTAATGGATGAAAATTTAAATATCCTATAACACCTTTTCTTGATTCTTCTCGAACTATTATAAGTCCGTCATGTATTTTAGCTTTTTCAAATTTTAAGTTTGAAGTTGGTCCTGTAGTAATTATATTATTCATTTTTTATCATATGTAATAAAACTGTTAGCAATAGAAAAAATAAGGTTAATATTCCCCAAAATGCAAATCCACCCCCAAAACGGTAATGTAACATACCACCAAGACCAATCAATAACATTACATAATTTTAAAATTACGAATGCTATACCTAACAAACCAAATATACTTATACCAGATTGTGTTATATTTTTACTCATATATTTTTAAATTAAATTCCTAAATCATCTCTTAAACGTCGTATTTCATCATCTGTATGTTTATTTGCTGCTATTAGATTAGCATCAATTTTCGCATCTAATTTTTTAATTTCTTTTTTAATATCTTCTATATCAGTTACTAAATTTTCAAATTTATCATCCACCGCAGTGAATTTAGTATTCATTTGACCATTCAAATCAGAAATTTTCGTATTTATATATGATATAATCCAATTTATAAAAATAATTATATCCTTTATTAAGGGGCCAATATATGCACTTGGATATTTTTTATCGGCACCATCACCTTCGGTTATCGGTTTATATTTTGTTAAAAAATCATCGACATTGAAATTTTCCATAACACTTATTATTTTTTATACATTGCATCATCTATATAATAATCTTCTACTGTTGGTATGTTTACTTGTACATAATCCGATATTTTTTGTTTAAATAAATCTATATTTTTATCAGTTTCATCTGTTTTGATTATAGATTTAATAATAAAATTACAAGTTGTAAATTTATTTTTAATTATTTCAATATCAGAAATAGATTCGAAACCTGTATAATGATATAATATATTTACTTTTTTACCAGTATTCAATTTATATTTATTACAATAATTAACAATCTTTTGTAATCTTAAATATAAGATACCATGATTTTTAAACATATCATTTCTATCTTTATCATTCAAAGATGTTATATTGAAAAATAAATTAAAATCTTTATATTTTAAAGACATATTTAAAATTCTACTTAAAATATCTGGATATTCTACTCCAACAGTATAAAGATTAAATGTAAAATTTAAATTTTTACAATACTCTACAAATCTTTCAACCTCTACCCAATTCATCATTGGTTCACCACTACATAAATTATCAATTTCTACTCTTGAATATTTTTCATTTGTATTTTTAACAGAATCCAAAACAGTATTTAATTGCTGTTTCATTTCATCTAATGTTAAATTTCTATAAAAGGAATTACCAAACTTACAATATTTACAACCTATAACACATCCTGATTGTACAGATATTGATATTTTTAATGTATCATTAACAATATAAGCAAATGATGTATTATTTTGTTTTTTTTCTATATCTAAAATTACTGGTTTAATAATTTCATTATTTTTATTGAGATTCATTTTGAATTTTTTTAATATTTTTAAGAATAGATGTTTTATCATTTCTGTATTCTCTTTTAAAGATTTCAAATTTATCATTTGAAATCTTATAGTCCTTTTTAAAGTCTTTAAATTCAATAGACATATCTATAATAATTTTTAACATTTTTTGCTGTTGTTCATCATTATATGATATATAATTAGATAATATCTTTCTAGTTCTATATAAAGTATAAAGAATATAAAATATTATAAATATTAATATTATATCTATGTATGTCATATTTTAAAATAAAGTTTTAACAGATACTAAATTGTATGGTATTTTTGGTTTACCTAATGCTTCCATAAATCTATTTATAGGATCTAAAATACAGTTAGAAAACATTAAATCATAATCGAAATTTGGAGCTATTTCTGCTGGAAAATTACCTTGTGCGTAGCCAAAAACTTCCCAAGATTTTGATTCATCTTTAACATAATAATATTTTATTTTGTTACCAGATTTTATCAAATTATACTTACTTTTATATTTGGAATTATTTAATTTATAATTATGTATTGCGGCAGCTTTTACATGAATTGGACATTTTGATTCTAGTTCTAAACCATTTCTATCATTCAAAACATATTTTTCATAATCATTAACATTTCTAGATAAAGAAATGTTTTCAATATTTTGTAATTTAAAATCAGATTTCAATGCTTTTATTTTATTCATAAAAACAGTTGTATCAAAATTCTTACCCTTTTCAATAATAAATTTTATTAAACTGAATAATGATTCCCTGGCAAATGTTGGATAAGAAGATTGAGAAGTTTCAATACCTTTGGTATATATTTTTTGCTGTGGTTTATAATAAATACCATTTTCACCACCATCTTTCCATGCCATATCCAACACATATTTTTTCTTAGAAGTCCATATACCAGCATATGATATAGATTCCATTTCAAACTCGTGCAAATTTTCTGTATTCCATTTTTTTGCATATTTCTCATGCATTTTAATAAAATAATCATTTAATCTGTGTTTATAAACTAAACGGATGAATTCTATAGGATCTATTTTACCATTTTTCCATTCAATGACAGAATCATATGCTTCTTCGAATGATACATAACTAGAATTATGTACAAGTATATCATTAGCTATAAATGTATGTGTATCATCATTAATTTCTAAATCATATACATATTCATCTTCAAAATTACCTATACATTCACAACTCTCAACATCATCAAAATAATATTCAATCATTTTATACCTAAAGTATTATTTATAAAATCTTTAATATTTAATTTAGGAACATCAGATTCCCAAATAATATAAGTTGTTATACCATATTCTTCTTTTAGAGCAGAATATCTAAAATTATCTTTTTCCCAAAGTTCACAAGCTTTAATATCTTTATTTAAAATCTTTAATAGAGGCATATCATTGGCTTCAAATATTTTAGGATTTCCATGAAATAAATCACCATTATATTCTATACATATATTCAAATCTGATATATAAAAATCTAAACTTATAATCTTTTTTAAGGATTTTAATAGTATTCTTTTTTCTTTATTTTTTAAAGAATAATAAATATCTGTTATATTATATTTTTTTAATTCTGATTCTAATTTTTTAAAAAATATTTTTGATTGTTTTGAAACCGGCTGATATTTTCTATTTGAACAAGCTTCCAATTTTTTAGATAACATATTATAATATTTTTCTTCACCTATTTCCTTACCATAAGTTTCTATGAAATATTCATATGTTATACCAGCAGTTCTTTGTTTTTCTATATAATCATTAAATATTTTTTCACCTTTAATATCACCATGTCTTTTTTTACAATTATCTAATGTTATGGATCTTGATAAATTATATTCTTCAAATTGTTCTTTTGACCAACCATATTTATCTTTTTTATATTCGAATGTGTTGGTTTCAGATTGTTTACTACAATAATTATTCCATACTTTTAAACCTTCATCATTACCATATTTTTTAATCATATTATCTAATGTCATGGCATAACGGTCTCTTGAATTAAGAAAATCAACATCTGAAATATCAAATGCAAATTTTGTCATATCAGACATTATATTATATACCTTAGTTTTATTGATATTTTTATAATTTTCAAAAGTATATTCCATACAAGATTGGCAAACTGTTAAATTATATTCTTTATCATTAATTATTTTACAAGTTTTATATGTTGTACCACCATATTTAAATTCCTTTGTTTTTTTATTATAACGTACAATAGTATTATCATAATATATTACATCATTGCACAATCTACATTGTGTAGCTGTATGATCAACATACATTTGTAAATTTTTAAATGTATTTTTATTTTTATCAATCCTGAACTGTTTTATTAATTCTAATAACATATATAATCATTATTTTTTATTATAATGTTATATATGCTGATACAGGATAAAAATTATTTTAAAACTAAAATTTTGTCTGTTTTTAATATTTCACATGGTTTAACTTCTAGTTTTTCACCATCTCTAAATACTATCATTGAATGATCATTTGTCATTATTATTTCTTTACCAGACTTTGTTTTTAATTTCCATTTAGATTTATTAACTTTGTGCCTTATAATTTTAGATACTTCAACTTCTTTTATATCATTATTTTTAGTATAATTTAAAACTTTAAATGAAGTATTTTGTACAATTTCATGACCAAAAGAATCTATTATAAAACCTTCAAGTTTAGAAAATTCTTCCCATATAAACCAGACTGGTAATTTAATATCATTACTAATATTAATCAATGTATCAAAATTCACACTGTCGGTATCACCATATTTAACAGCATCACCTGTTAATTGATGTAACACTTTTATACCTAGTTTATCATGCAATTCTTTATCTAAGTGCCATTTTTCTTTAAAGTAATTATTAATGGAGTTAATAGCATACATTAATAAATCTTGACCTTGTGTAGTTATAGCTTCTGCTACATCTGTATTATAACATTGAAAATATTGATTACCAATAGCACCATATGCAGAATTAATAAAAATCTTTAATGCCATTTGTAAATTTTCATTATCATCTTTAATTTTTTTTAATCTTATTATTTCTTGTTTTATTTCATCTATCGATGAATTATTGGGGTCTATATTACAATATTTTAATTTCATATTAATTTAATAAAAAATAGGGAGTAAAAAATACTCCCTATTTTATTTAAGAAAACATTATTCATCATCACCAGTAACCGCACCAAATGATATATTTGTTTCAGTTTGTGAACTTTTAAAGACTATTTTACCATCATTAATATAAATTTTATATTCCTCTTTATCCAAATATTTTAAATAATCCTTTTGGATAGTAATACTTGTATTTGGTTCTGATACATCAACCGACGTATCACATTTCCATTTACTATTTTTAGTAATAAAGAATAATTCATTATCATCTTGATCACCGACCAATTTAATTTCTATATTTGATCCCTTTTCAACCGATGTAATCAATTCTAATTTTTTAAGATGAATAGTATCAAAATCGAAAGAAAAATTACTATCATCTGTATGAAATACTTTATCAAGTACATCATTTGCTATATGTTTAAATAGTTTTTTACTGGAGCATTTAAAATTGTAATTTAAATCTTTATTATAAACATTTACAGATGTTGCAACATATTCATCCTCATCATCTTTTTCATAGAAAATATCTAAAAACACATCAGTAGAACCCTCTGAAACTATACCAATCATCTTTATGAAAGTTTCTACAAAATAAATGCCAATTTTAATATTTTCTGTTATAGGTGTTTCTTTATCATCAAAGTCAAAAATATCTACCAAATTTAAAGAACCTACTTTTACAGCTGCTCTATTAGCGGTAAATGATTTGATAACTATTGTATTATTAGTTTTTAATTCTAATAAAGCATTTGCTTCAACAACTATAAATTTTTTCAAAAAATCCATAAATGTTGAAGCACTTAGGATATTAAATGTAAGTTGTTTTGTTGTGTTTACTTGTGTATTTTTTGCCATTTTATGGACTTTCAATATAGTTTAACAATTTATAAGTATTATACTGTTTGAGTATGTTTTTGTTTATTTTTTTATTATTTGCATCAAGTTAGATATATTTTGGCATTTTTCATATTCTTCTATTTTTAGGAAATAGTCCATCATATCGTTTAAAATCTCTAATTGTTTTTCTAAATTTCCTGTATAATTTATAGTATTATTACCTCTTCTGTAAACTATAAAATTTTCCAGTATCTCATCTGTAGTTTTACCAGTTTCAAATAAAAGATAATTAGCTTCTTTTATTATATCTTCTTTTAGCTTATCATCATTATTCACATCTTCTTTTTTAGTTTCGCTTTCATTTCTTCTTTTTTGTATACGATCATTAATATCATCATCTTCATCTTCATAATCATAACTACTATCAAACTTCTTATCATCCATAAAGAATTGTGGTGGTAATTCTTCTTGATCTGCTATTATACAAGGACCAGCTATAGGATAATTAAATAGTACACTTGCCGTTTCGTTATATCCTAAATCAAGTTTATGACCTAATTTATTTACAAAAATCCATTTATCACCAACAAATGATATATCAATTAAACCACCCAATATATCGGATATTTCATATAATGTGAAGAAATCTTTTTCTGGACTCAATCTTCTTTTTTTACCATCAGGTGTTATTATTATACCCATAATTATTTAATTATTTTAAAAATATTAAAAATTAAAATCTGGAACTTCAACATCTTCTTCTACATCATCGTCTGTTGGTTTAAATATTTCTATATCATCAAGATGTTCGAAATCCTCATCGTATATAGTCATTATTGACTTGTCTTTTGTATGTAATTTTGTAGATAATGTTTTAACAAAATTTTCTTTTTCCTTATATTCTATTTTCTGATTGTTAATTAAATTAATATATTCAGTTATTTTTAATGATGTAAGACGTAACTCATCTTCATTTAATTTTCTGAGTTTAATATCATCCAATCTTTTTCTGATATCATCAGTATATTTATTTAAATATAAATCTATATCATTTTCCATTAAAGGTTTATTAGTTTTCTTTTGAAGATTCATCCATGTTAAATATTCAAGTTTAGCTTCTAAAAATTTTAATTCTTTTATATTTAATTTTAAATTAAAGTTTATACATTCTAAATATAAATGTTCATTTTTAATTTTAAAATCTTCTAAATAATTTTCAACAGAATCATATTCTAAAACAGTTTTATCTTTTATAAAAACAATATTTTCTCTTATTATTATTTTTGTAGCTTTTATTATTTTTTCTTTAATAAGAGTCCATTCAGAATTTTCTATTTTATTAGAAACATTAATAATAATATCAACATTACTTTTACTATTATTATGTATAGTATAATCAATATCAGTTAATATTTTATCAATTTTTTTTACAAGTAATTGATATTTCATTAGAGGTGGTATAGAATGTATGTGAATTGTTTTTTTACTATCTATAATTTCTACATTACCTTCTAATAACCATGCATTATCTAAATTATCATATTTCTGAATATTACCATCAAAATCTTTAAATGAAGGTATTAATTTTTTAATTTTACCTGATAGAAAGTTTTGAATATCCTTTAAACTTCTTGGTAATATTATTGTACTATATCCAACTGCTATACCTATAGTTGGTAGTAGAAGTCCTATTGGTATATCTATACCTATTGGTAAATAGGATTCATCTTCATCCTTTTTATTCAAGAATTTAAATTTATTTATTAAATTTTGAACTGTTGGGTTAATTTTAACAGCAGTATATCTAGCAGAAGCAGCCTCTTGCGTTATTTGGTTTCCAAAAAAACCATCACCTATTAATAAAGATTCAGAGCAATCATAAGGTTTTGCTAATCTGGCAATAGATTTTTCTATCGAACTGTTGCCACTATGATATCCATCAGCTATACAATTACCAACTACACTCAATGTTTTAGATGTATTTGTTGGAGAATTTAATAAAATTATTCTTTGAACTGGTGTTAATGAATCATAAAAATTTGGTATACCACGTGAAGTTAATGTATGTATAGCATATTCTTTATAATCATTATTAATGAAATTTGTTATCGTTCTTTTTTTAACTGTCATATTTTTAATAATTATAGTATTTCAATTTAAAAATTATACGTATTTCAATTTAAAATGTTTTATGAAAAATGAAAATTAGAGTTATATTATTTTCAATCTCTTAATATAGCAATTATAATATATCATTTTATCATCAATACCTTTTATAATATATTGTTCTTTACCCTCATATAAATTATCATCTTCTATCAAGTTAAAATGTTCTTTTATCATACATATTACATCTAATTTATCATTAAAATTAGATATTAACTCTCTACATTTTTCTTTAGATGAACAATATGCTGAATATTCCACAGTTTTTTCAATCCAAGGATTATATTTTTCTATATCTAATCGATATATATAATTTTTTACTTTTATTTTATTTATTTCTTTTAACTTTTCTATTTTATCTAGAATATACTTATAAATATAAGGACAACGTGTTGGCAATTCTGCTAATCCTGTACCTAAACCATCTTCTGGTATAACAACATTTGCATCGACAGGTATTCTATCAAATGCTTTATCTATATAAAAACAAGCCTCAAATATATCATTATTACTGAAAAATGAATCTTCTGTCCAAGAAGGTTTTCTTTTTGTTGGAATACCTATGGCATTTGGTTCTCCTCGCATTTCTGCTGCTTGACCGCCCATACCAATTTCTAAAAGATTATCACCAAATAAAAAATATGTATCTGGTTCTTTTTGTAAATCTTGTCTATATATCATTTTTCTGTATTCTACACTCATGAAAATAATTCCTTTATAGATTGTTCTAATATTTTTTTAGAATTTTTAATTTGTTCTTTTAATTTTTCAAGATTATAAATTACATCATTATTTTTAACCATTACCATTTTATTATTAATATTTGTAAATTTAATATTTGCAAATTTATCACAATAATCAAATGATAATAAATAACTTTTAAGAGATGCATGGTATTCAGAATCAGTTTTATGCACCTTTCTTTCAAAGAAAGGTTGATCAGAATTTCTTTTTAAATTAAGTAATTCTTCTAAAATATCTCTTTCAAATATCCAGAAAATATCAGGAGTACCTTGAACATAATATTTTAATCTAGCATGATTTAAAATACCACTTTTCATCCAATTTTTAACATTATATCTATTTTTATATTCTTTATTATATTCGATACTTAATCTATTAGTTGGAGGTTTACCTGTACGATATCCAGTAGATCTTTTATCTAATTTAATTTCAAATCCTGATGGACCTTCGCCAAATTCTCTTTGAAAAATTTCAGATTTATAATATTCTATAAATATACCATTATTTTTCAAAGTATCTTTTACCCAATCCTGGAAAAGTTCCCCTTCTTCTAATTGTATAGGATCTACCTTATTTACACGTTTTTTATTTTTACGTCTATAATCTTCAAATTCTTTATTCATATTATTTTATAGATAACCATTTTTTACGTAAATTGGCATTATTACCAAAAACAATTGTTAATATTTTATCAGAATATTCATCAGGAGACATTCGTTCTAATGTTAGATTTGTAAATATGTATTCCCAATCCTTTAGATCATTACTACCAAGACCTTTTAAATAACGAGCATTTGTTTTATTTGTTTCTTTTGAAAAATCATCCAAAGAATAATAATATTTTCTTTTACCCTTCATTTCAATTGAAACTAATGGTGTAATTAATTTATAAAGTTTACCTTGTTTAATAATATTTGGAAACCATTTATTAAAAAAGTTAAGTATTAATGATGCTATATGGTTACCATCAACATCACCATCCGTTGCAATTATTATTCTTTTATATTTTACATCTGAACCTTTATCTTCTAAATTCAAATTTAAAATATTTATCAGGTCAATTATTTCAACATTGGATGATAAATCTGATATACTTTTTACATTTTTTAATTTACCACGCAATGTATAAACTGCATCAACATTTGGATCTCTTTTTTGTAAAATAGAACCTCTTGCAGAATTACCTTCTACTAAATATAAATTTTCTTTCCTTTGACTTGGAAAATACTTATCTGATATTTTTTTTGAATTTTTTCTAGCCTTTTTTAATTTACTCATCTCCTCTTTTTTAAGAGTATTTTCAATATCATTATTGACTATATTATACCATTCAGATTCTTTTATTTGTTTAATTTCTTTATCAGGTATGTCAAATTGTAAAACGCCATTTAATTCATTTCTTGTAGAAGAAAATTTCGTTTTATTTTGGTCTGCAAATTTGACATTTTTAGGAGGTAGGTTTAAAACCATCAAAGTTTCATATAAATAATGCGCTTTATCATAATCAAAAACTTTATCATTTATAATTTCTTGCATCATTTTTTGATGTATACCTGTACACATAGAACCATTAACAAATGATACGCTTGTAGAATTCTCTGTGGTCTGCCAAGTATATACCTTTAACGAATTACTATTTTTAATTAATAATCGTTCTTTAGGCATGAAAGGAACGTCTAGATTTACTAATACATCATCAATATAGAATTTAAAATCTAAATTAGAAATAAACTCATCATCTTTTTTGAGCATATTTCTAAATATCATATTAGTGGTTAATAATTCTAAATCCCATAAACTATCAAAAATATCAAATCTAGGTATAAATATAACTTTTGTACCAGGTTTAAAAGTACCATATTCGGTTTCCGATTCTATAGTTTCAAATTTAGCCCAAGTATGTTTATACTTGTATTTACCGTCACCAGTTTCAACAGAAAATAATTCTGATAAAACATTAACAACCGAAGAGCCTACACCATTTGTACCAATTAAATTCGATTCTTCATTATCATTATTAAAATTAGAACCAGCTCTTAATTGTGAAAATGCAGTTACTATATTATTAAGTCCTGTTTTTTCATTGATATCTAAACCTTTATAAAATCCTCGTCCATTATCTTCAACTGAAACAAGATTGTGGGATGTATCTATTCTTACTTCAATTTTACCTTTATAAGTTGGCTTTAATTGATAAAGATGTTTTAATTCATCAAAAGAATTATCAACTATTTCACCAAATAATTTATGCATACCTATAGAAAAAACTTTATTTTTTAAAATAAGTTCATTATTTTCTATAATTGGTATTTTTTCTTCAGTTTGATCAATTGATCCAACATACATCGAGGGTCTTAACAAGATGTGACTTTTATCATCTAGGGCTACAATTTCCCTTTTATTTTTAGATGCCATTTTATTTACAGAAATACATTGTTGTTCTAAAAAAGAATATTAATTATTTAATATATAAATTATACAATATAACTAAAAAAAGTTTAATATCATGAATAAAAAAGAATTAGTAGAATTTATTGATAATATCTTAAAAACTAAGAGTAGATCATCATTAATGGGAATTATTCGGAATCTAATATTTTAATTGAAAATAAAGATATAGAGAAATATTTAGGTAAAATCTGGTATAATACCAAAGATGGTAAGAAACACAGATATTATCCAGATGCTTTTTTAATAGAAGAAAATAAGATTATAGAAGTAAAATCAATATGGACTATAAAAATAAATCCCGAGGTACAAGAATTAAAAAAACAAGCTTGTTTAGATAACGGCTTAAATTTTGAATATAAAATATACAAATATAAAGATTAAACATTCAATAAAAAATTATAATCAATTTTATAAGTTAAATTTGGAACAGCTATATGATTAATAAGATTAAACTCTAAAGCCTTTTCGGGAGTTAACCAAAAATCAACATTTTTTAATTTTTTAATTTTTTCCTTGAAGTAGCCTGGTTTTTGTCCACAATTTTCATCTAATATTTTATATAATTGTGCATTAACTCTGTTTACTTCTTTCATAGAAGCCCCCATTTCATCTGCTTTTCCCATCAAAACACTAGATACATCATGTATCATTACAGATGAATTTGGCGTTATATATCTATAACCTTCGTGACCACATGATAATAATATAGCTCCTGCGGAACATGCTTTACCACTACATATAGTCATTACTATTTTTTTAGATTCTTTTATGCAATCAATCATTGCAAATAATGAATAAATATCACCACCATATGAATCTATTATAATAGGTATTATATTTTGTCCAGTATTCTCTGCCTCTTCAAACCTATCAAAAAAATCTTTACTTTTATCTTCTTCTATATCATTAACTCTAATAGTAATAGGTTTTACTATAGATATATCATTTTCATTAATACTTAAATTATTACCTTCATATTTTATTAACATTCGATATTCCTTAAATTGTTAAACTATTATCTAAAGATTCTTTAGAAAGCTTTATAAATTGATCATCTGGTATTTCATTATCCGAAAAATACATAGATAATCTTGCAGAAAATTGACACAATTTACAAAAATTAATATTATCAGTATTTATTGATGAATTATAATCAACACCTATAAATCCTATTATATTTTCCATATCTGAATCCATGATTGGAGATATTATAAATGTATCAATACCCATATCTTCTAATTCTATTCTTGCTATACCCGCATAACTTAATTCTTTTACTTTTATAAGTAAAACCTTTACAGGATAATCTCCATTAGATGAATGACATACATCTTTTATATTTAAATCATAAACACCTACAGGATTTTTATCATCATTAACAAACCATAAAGATTTGAGATAATCATCCCATATTAAACTTACCTCTTCTGCACCTTTTGCATTTCTTCTTTTTTGTGAAATACCAGGTTTAGATTTAGTGTACGTATTTAACATTTTCCAGCTAGGATATTTATGTGTAAATTGTGTACCATTATGAAAATGATATACAAATGCTCTATCAGCATTTAATTCTATCCTTAATTCTGCTAAATCTGAATTAACATGTGTTATAATAGTTCTTATATCTTTAGTTAATTTATGTTCTTCTTTACTCAATACCTTTTGTATAAAGGCAATAAGTCTTTTTGTTGTAAAATCTCCCAATAGTTTTATTAATATTGAGGTAATTCCTAAAATTATTAATATTGCTATAAAAGTTAAAATGTTCCATGAAAATAATTGATATAAAACATCTGTTATTGAACTACTTGGTGTTGTACTTAAAAACATGATTGATTGTTATTTTTTACCATTTATTTAATGGACATTTTTCAAAGTCCAATTTAGTTTTTATTTTAAGATAACAACCACAAACGGAACACTTATCTTTTTTAATAAATAAAAAATTTTTAGAATCATCTATTTTTTCACATTTATTTTCTAATGTGTTACCCCTACAAATATTTAATCTTTTTTTTATTTTATCAGAATCAGCTTTAAATTTATTCCTATTTTTAATAGTAAATAAAAATAATTTAAATGATTTTCTCAATGAATTTATTTCTTTTTTCAAAAACATTTTTAATCCAATGCATTTATAAAATATGAACCTTTAACATTACTTATAACCAATTTAAAATGTAATCTTCCTATTACATGATAGTAAAAAACATCGGTTTGTGGATTTTCTTTTGAACCACCAACAATATGGCCTAAATTAAATTTATCATCAACATAATCATATAAGATTGCTTTACATTTATCATCCCAATGTATACCATCAATAGATACAAATACTCTATAATCTAAAGAACCCTCACTGACAATTTGAAATGCCAATGTCGAAAATCTACCACCAGAATTTAAATAATGAAATATACCCTCTTTATCATATACTATTGCTGCTATCTCACCATTTGCATTTTTAATTTCAGCACCTTTGATCTTATCACTTAAATCAGCTTTTATACCTTTTGGAGATAAAGAATCCTGTTGTAATTTTATATAATGTGTATGGTAAACAGAATCTTCGAATCTTGATGGTAGCATTAATTTTTTCCTTTAATTTTATTATATAATTCTTTTATTTTACATTCATAATCCTTTAGTGTACCATCATTATATATGATATAATCCCAATCTTTATAATCATCTAAAGATGTTTCACTCACATGGTTACTTAAATCTTTTATGTTAGGATTTATTACCCTAACTACTATACCACCATTTGATTTAATAGATTCAATCTCATTAGGAAACCTAACATCTGTAATTATCCATTTAGATGTTTGTTTAAAATCAACAAATAATGATTTTACCCAAACATCTTCATTTAATGAATCTCTAAATAATTCAGTACCTATCTTCTGTTGAATTTCTCGTATCGTTAAATTCCATTCTGGGAGAAACTCTTCACAATAAGAACCATCATAAAACTTATATTCTGGTTTACCAGTTATAATAGAACAAATAGTTTTTAATTTTCCTGCAAATTTTTTACATTCGTATATATTACCAGCAAAATTATTAAAAATTTCAAAAAATGTATCTTTACCCATTCTTTTACGAGCAGATACTCCTATTAAATTAATATTTGTAGACATATTTGTAGATTTTTAAAAAATTAAGAAATGTTTTTTATATTTAAATTTTGTATACCATTTAATTTAAAATATCTATATGCATCCAAAATATCAAAGCTTTTTTCATATAATGAATGAAAGTAATCTTTAATTAAGGGGTTATCTACGTAACCCCTTAATATTTCATATTCATTTATATCAGATAAAGTTTTTAATAGGTTTTGTTCCCAATTGGTCCATGATATTTTATTCATTTATCAATTCACTTTCATCCAATTCTTGATCAAAATCTTGTGTTAATGATAACAATGTATCTGTTTGCGATAAAAATGGTAAATATTCATCACGATTAAAAGTATTTTTTTGAAGATAGTCTTCTTTGTCTATTTCAAATTCGTCTATTTCATTTATACTATTCATATAATTTTTGTTTATTTTTTATTAATTTATTTTTGTAAATTTTTAACAAAATCAATAGGATTAATTCCATTATTAAATGCAGTTATCATTTTTTCTTCTAGTGAATTATTATTATTTATATGATTTTTATATTCTAATATTTTAAAATCATATAATAATTTAACCGTTTCATTTTTCCAATTATTATAATTATTTCTTAAATTTTTATAATAAATTTCTTTTTCTGAGTCGTTCCAATCTCTACCATCTGGAATATCCTTTTTATTTATAGGTTTTTTAGTTATTTTTACACCATTAAAAACTTCTTGCATAATTATTGTTTTTTCTTTTTTGGAAATAAATCAGTATTTTTAGCCATCTCATATCTTTTTGTTATCTCTATAAGAATAGAGTGTCGCATAATATCATCTTCTGTAAACGTGAATACACCGACGCCTGGTATATCACCTATTAGTTTTGGTAAATAATCCAATGCAATATATTGCTTATCAATATCATATTGACTGATATCACCACAAATGATAATTTTAGAACCTTTACCCATTCTTGTAATAAACATTATCAAACTTCTAATATCAGCATTCTGAAATTCATCACCAATTATTAAACAGTTTTCAAAACTTGCACCTCTCATAAATGCTAATGGTTTATTTTCAATAATACCATTTTTATAATTTCTTTCTAATGTTGGAGAATCTATCATTTTCAGAAATGTACTTCTATAACTTTCATAATGTGGTGCAATTTTTTCATCTATTGTACCTGGTAAAAATCCTAAATTTTCACCAGCTTCTTGTACGGGTTTAGTTAAAATAATTTTTTCAAATTTATGGTCTTTTAAACAACTTAATGCATAATAACAAGTTACAAAAGTTTTTGCAGTACCACCTGGTCCAGTTATAATCGTAATATCATTTTCATCTATTAATTTTATTAATTGTAATTGTTTTTCTGTTAATTTTATATTATTTAAAGTTTTTGGTGGTACTAATTTTTTCTTTTTTTCTAATTCTTCTTGATTTATTTTATTATCTACATGTTCGACATTTGGTACAATAGTCTTTTTTCTTCTTGTAGTTTTATTCATAATATTTATTTTTTTTAACTAAACATATTGATTTATATATTTATATTCCAAAATTACATTTTATATGTATAACCATCTCTAATTAAGAAATACGTTTGAGTATCAGCAACACTCCATTGTATAGATATCTGGATATTTTTAGTAGTAGAAAACCCTGGATTTGTTATAGTAACAGAACTAAAACTATCAGTAACAATAGAAGATGTTGTTAAGTTTACACTCATTGCTGGTATAGAATCGGATGATGTAAATAACAATATATCCGAACCATCCCTATATGCAACTAATCCTCTTTGTGTATGACCTATTGTTGAACTTGATAATACTAAAGATGAATTTAATAATGTTAATGAATCTGAACCATAATAAAATTTTATTGTTAGATTTGCATTACTACCTGAAAAATTTCTATGTGTAGCATTAAACCCTAAAGCTATAAATTCTCCACCAATCCAAGTATTAGCAGGTATAGATGTTGAAAGTACAATTATTTCACTAGTAGTATTTTGTACATCTGATAATAAAGGAGAGTATTTAATTATACTCGATGTACCCGATGTGCCCGATGTGCCAGATGAACCCGATGTACCTGACGAACCACTAAAACCTAATGGTCCAGTTGGTCCAGAAATTCCATCTGTTCCTGAACTACCACTTGTTCCTGAACTACCAGAAGAACCACTTAAACCGGATGTACCAGAAGTTCCTGCTGTACCTGCTGTACCTGA